TCATGGCTTCACAACGATTTCAGGGACAAAAGGATATTCGCTCCGCACATCGAAGCAAGGACACATCTTCGTCCACTCTTCAGGTTCCACGATACCATCACCGTCCAGGTCAGGCGATGTGTCACGATGCCCCAGCACCTCGACAATCTGGTACTTTCCGCAAAGTTCCTTAATCAACTTGGCCAGCGCTTTCTTCTGTTCCGGCGTTCGGGTGTCGGCTGCCTTACCGTGCGCGTCCAGACCGCCCACATAGCAGATACCTATTGAATGTTTGTTATATGACACACCTGAGAATCCCTTACTGTTACAGTGCGCCCCGTCAATAGTGAGCGAACGGCCAACTTCTACCGTACCATCCAGCCGGATAACGTAGTTGTACCCAATACACTGAAAGCCACGGGATACGTGCATCTGATTAATCTCCTTTTTACCTATGTCCAGCCCGGCACGTGTGGCTGAGCAGTGAATTATTATTGAATCTATTTTGTTCATAATAAAATTACATCTATATTTGTGGAGTTCTACCAATGGTAGGATGGTTAATAAAAAATTTATTACAAGGAGTGCAGTGGCACTCCTATTTTATTTTAGTTTAGTTCAGTTTCTTTTCTTCAGCACGCTAATCCGTTTCCCGTCTTTGAAATACATTCGTGACATGTTCTTATCACGAACAAATCTTCTGTCCATCGAAAAATATCCATGCTTCCCGTCACTGAATACAGCCCTTTCGCCGGTCTTAAACCGAACCGGCATATTAGGCAGTCCATTATTCATGGCCGCCAGTATAAGCAATCTGCGTCTTAACAAACTCATAAAGCACCTCCCATCACAGCTATATTATTAAGAATACTTACCTGATACGTCCTGTTGGCCCTGACAACACTGCTTCCTATCCATTTCACACCTTCAGGAAGATTCAGGACGGTAGGCGTAACACCACTTGAAAACTGGAACATGTACTCATTGGCAATGCCTGGAAAGCCTTTTCCAAATGTGACGTTAAGTACGGATACTTCTCCGAACACATGGAACATGTTCGGAAGAAGCTCGGCACTGACCTCACCCGTACCAGCATTCACGCTGGATATGCAGCCATTGCCATAATATTCCCCATGGGTATAGATAGCCCGTATCTCCTTGATGTAGGAAACGGAATCAGGCAATATGTTACCGGCTTCCAGTTCTTTCTTGAAGGTGGCATATTTCAAATAATTGTTGAATCTCTTTTTCGCCATGTCATTGGGATTTATGGGGGGCTCTGATACAAAGCCCCCACATATTATTACTCGGTTTCCTCATTCCATGCAAACGCATCATCAAGATCCTGTTTAGTGGCATACTGCTTCAGAGTCTCGTTCGTTGCATAGCTGGTCAGTTCAGCCTTGGTCGCATAAGTGGAGGAAAGCCCTTCGATAGCCTCACTCAGTGCAGCTTTTGTGGCATAGGTGTTCGCCACATCTACAGCCTTGGCATATCCGGCCAAATCCTCTTCGGTAAGAAATCCTTCGAGGTCAGCTTTCTTTGCATACGCTGTCAAATCGACCGTACCACCCAAGGAATCCCAGTTGGTTTCCACACTTGCCTGATTGGCCGTTTCTCCGATGTAGACGAAGTTCGTTTCAGCCGGATATTTCTTGCCGTTCAGGGTAACTTCTGCCGTAACGTTATATACGTGGCCTTTCGATACAGAAGACACCCCTTTCAGGGCACTAAGGTCTGCCAGAGTACCCTTTGGCACATATACGGCACCAAGCGCGTTGACCTTGTTTGTCAGTGTGTCAACCAGACCTTTCAGAACTTTACCCTGCTCGGCGGAAAGTGCCTTATTAGTCCCACCTGTTGTAAGGTCGTTGATAATCTGGATAAGAGTCTGTGCACCAACGTCAAGACGAAGCCAGCCGCTATAGTCTGCCTGAGTGATTTTTGTCATATCCTTCAGAACATAAAGGGCAGGTTGGCCGTCTCCGTTGTTTCCAACAACAACCAACATTCCATTATAGGTATTTTTCCCCGAATATGTAGCAGCCGCAATAAGGTCTGTCTTGTTCGGCACGAGCTGACGGGCATCAAGCGGAGCCTGACCACCCGGCTCGAAATTCACTGCAAATGCGGCAACTCCGGCAGGACGGTTACCAGTAGCGGCAGCCATAGGCATTACACTGTTCATCGGAGAGATGAAAGGAACTTCACGGCTGTTTCGTGCAAGCATCGCTATTATTTCATCCGTGATTTCCTCGCCGTTGTATGTGTCAGGTTCATCGACCAACTTTTTTCCAGCATCTGCAACAGTGAAACGGAGCTGCAAAGCACCGGACATAGCTCCTGTAGTGGTAAGCTTCTTATAGGCAACGTCCGTTCCCTGTACCTGTTTGTTCCCTGCATCCGAAGTAGTGTACTTGTCAGTGCCAAACACTTCCCATTTGCCGGAAACAGTGTTGTAGAACTCTACCTTTGTAACATTTTTTGTTGCCGGGAAATAGAACTCCAGACGCTTGCCTGTGCTTGCCTCGGATGCGAATTTCGCTCCAATAAGAGTATCGGTCCATTTCTGTAAAGGCAGTTTCGTATCAGGAGTAACAGTGCTTGGGAAATTGGTATCACCGGCTGAACTTGATGCAGATGCACCGTTACAGAAATACGGATAAGTACCATAAAGATACACTGCTCCCGATTTAACTATACCTACAGGAAGTGGGTTAGGTGAAACTGTTGCCTTGTTCCCTTTGGAAGTCAGCAATGTGTCACCTGCGCCATGATGAGCCTGGTAATTGTACTGCATCGTACCGAGTGTAACTTTCGTCGGCAATGTCTTGTTGCTTGTACTGTTTCCTACATAGATGAAAGACTGGTCATCGGAGATAAGTTCTCCTGCACGGTTCTTGTTTGTCTGGCCAACAACCGTACAATTACCACGGTTAAATCCTGTCTGAATCTGTTCTGCGGTAGGTGCGCTTTCACCAACCTCCAGAATCTTGTTGGCGGTAAAAGGAGACTTGAATGATATTGTTGCACTTGGTGCCTGTACCGTCGGCTGGATTTCCTCAAAGAGAATATCCTCGAAAATCTGGCTCAACGTCTTTGTCTTCAAGGTCTCGACCTTTGTCCCAGCCGGAAGACCTCCCAGTTTCGAAGGAGTGGCAAGGCTGTCTGGCAATGATGTCTTGAACCTGATGAGTTCCGTCAGATCATATTCGGTCTTGCCTGATGATTTGGTAACGATAAGTTTATTGCTGCCTTTGTCAAAACTGACATCTGTGACACCGCTTCCTCCATAATTCACACCGTTCATCAACAGTTCTTTGGTGTCGGTTGCAAAATAGATAGCATCCAGATGTTTTGACGCTGCATCATAACGGGCCTTTAAGCCCCTGTAGAATTTTAATTTTGTTGTTGCCATAAAAGTCTGATTTTAACTGTTTGTTTCTTCATTCCATACTGCTTCTGTTATCTCCTCCCATTCTCCATCCTTCCGGCCGTATATCTTCCCGTCTTTTGGCGCATCAGGAATGGGAATGCTTCCACCGGTTGATATGTCAATGGAAGAAGCACCAAGGTTGACGGTGGCCATTTCAAGGTTAGGGACACTTATGCTGTCCTCTTCACAAGTTGTTGCAACAAGCCTGAAAGCCTCACACATGTCAACGGCAGTCTGTCCTTCCTTACCATAGTTCTCCCACAAAGTCAGCGAATACGTACCAAGGTGTTTGTGGTCCGTTCCATGAAAAGTAAATTTCAGCTTGTTTCCCTGGTATATCTCAAAATGGAAATCGAGAAATCTGCCTAGAGGATTCTTCAGCATGAGTTTCAAGTCCCTTCCTTCCAGTGGAACAGGCTCCTTGTTCGTGAGTATCTGCCAGGTGAAGTATATATCTTTCCCTATCCTTATCTTTCTCATATCAACTAGGTCATGAAACTTATTGTCATAAGTAATATTATGATTACGGAGTAGATGATTTCCGCTATCAGGCGTCTATCTGTCTTCTTCATCCTTTGTAACTTTTTCGATAATTTCGCCAGCCGTTGTGTACTTCTTTTTAATGTAGCCCACCAGCAGGCGCTTAATGGAAACCTTGTTCTTGATACCATGAATTGTGCATATATGCTCCATAATACTGTCAAATTCGAAAATGAAAGCCAACCCCAGCCCGCAGATAGAACTGATTGTATAGGAACAGATGCCAACCGGCTGAAGAATTGCAATGCCCAGCATGAACCCAACAACAAGGTATGAATTATACTCAATGAACTTGCACACGGTACGTCGGCCAGCACGGGAAAAGCGGAAATCCTCGCCCCGCTTAACCACGCTGTCGATGATTCCCAGAACAAAGTCGGCCACAATCATCACAACGATAAAAGCCAGCATCCAACGAAGCTCGAAGACTACTTCCTTAATTTCTCCAATGAAGGAGTAAGCCCCGGCAACAAGAATCTGCGGGGCTATGACGGTTATAAGGTTCTGCATCACTCCTTATTTACCTTACCACCGAACAACCTGGACAGCCATTCACTTGTTACAACCGACACGATACCAGTAGATGCCAGGGCGACAAATAACGCATCAATCAGCACAACCCAGACACTTGCATCTGCAGGAGGAAAACCGAGATTCATCCACCAGCTGAAAAAAGTAACAAGCATACCGACAACTGCTGTCACCCACATAGTCACCCACTTGTTCATAGGATTGGATAGCTTCGAAGCGATAAATCCTACTACAGCAGGAACCACGACCGTAACAAGCCCGGTGAAGCTGGCAAATCCGGTCAGGAACTCCGGAACGGAAGGTTCTACACTAACGGAAGTCTCCGCGAAAACACTCACTACGCACATCAGAAGTGCAACACACATGAAAACAAATCTTTTCATACAAATAAAGGTTTTAGTTAAACAATATGTCTTTATATATCTCTCTCATCCCAGATTTTGGTAGCACTTTTAATACGACAAAACGCCCACCAGCGCATCCCGGCAAAGGAACACGCTCATGGGCGTAACTACTATTTCACACACAAAACTACTCATTTACCATCCTTTTTCAGCGAAGGTAAATGATATAAAAACGAACAAAGAATAAAAGGTTTCAAAAAGGCTGACAGCTCTTGTCAGTAAGTTGGTAGAAGCCGGGTAGAATAAGCAAGCTAGTTACTATTTTCTACCCAATTTCTACCACTCAAATAATTTTCAATACAGCTTTCTTTATTTCAGTTGTTTTCATTCATACCCATAAGTCCTGGCGGGACTGATGGGAGTTGGGTTTCTCGAAAAAGGTAATTATCACGATATTAATGAAGCGGGCACATATACGACTTATTCTAATACGCCACAAGCTGGCCCATTTTTCTCGATTCAATGTGGCGATTCATGCATTCAGGAGTCAATGTCCTATGGTGGCTATTCTTTAATGGTTAGATCTTACAATCATGTTGACGGGAAGTGGAATGAATGGAAGAGCATTGCCATATAACGCATGTTATACTACGGCTATTTAATACCCAATACAGTTACAAAAATATATGCAGGATTTGTACCTTCTCCAGCTTTTATGCGAAAATAGCTATCTGTATTTTCTTGATCTATCTGACTCAGACAGCTTTTCATTTTAAATTTGTTTCCATGATGTCCAACTATTATAATGCATTCTTATATATGCTAATCCATTATCTCCACCTGCACATAATTGCATACGAATCCATCCGTCGCAAGAAAATGCCACTAATATGCCATAATTCACGGGCATATTGTCCTGTTGTGAGTCAAATTTATAAACTCCGTTATTTACGTTATTGACATCACCTTCCAAATTTAATCCAATGGCACTCAGGAAACCTGATTTTGACATTAATCCATCATTTTTTAAAGTAGCCGTTCCAATAAGTTCCGCCAGGACTGACGCAACCTGCTCTTTTGTCATCAATCCGATAGCATTTCCGGCGGCATTAACAGCCACAAAAGCGGATATGTCTTCCAGCTCTGGAAGAGCCAGTGTAGACTTCTTCAGCAGCTCCGTTTTCGACACCTTATGCGGCACGCCGTTTGTATCGTACACCTGTACCGTTTCACCATCTTCTTCCGTTGTCTGATTCTTCATACTTTCTGTATGTTTCAATAGATTGTCAGTTTCTTCACCTGTAAAGCTTAATACAAAATCTTCTTCTGCTGCCATAATTGTTTTTAATTTATAGTTATTAATGATATTACCAACATTGTATATTATAATTATCTCATTGCATCATTAAGCCCAGCAAGAAACCATGGAAGAAGCGACGCTGCATGATGTCTTACCCTGTTAACTTCATCATCTGAAAATTCGGTATCGTCATCGCTGGAAAAAATTTTCTCAGCCAATTTTAAATCAGCAATACCAACTCCTGTCACATTGAAAATGTTATCTGCAAACATTTCTCTGACATCAATCTCCACGAATTCAGATTTATCTATCTTCGTGTACTTCTTAAATTGCTTAAAATCTATTTTCATGATTAATCGACTAAAATTCCATTTTCAAAAACCAGTTTATACGTTGAAGGTATCGAACCATTCTGTATAGTCCATGATATTGTTCTCGTTGCTCCTTTTTTGTATGTATATGATCCATCGGCTTGCAATGACCATCCGGTACCGAACTCATTAGACAATATCGTATTGGTATAAAGATTTCCGTTTACATGTACTCCTCCGTCAAAATATCCGGCATAAGTATTAGAACTATGTGGCTTGCTAGTACCGTTCCTTGAAGCATAGATACATGCTCCACCGTCATTGCTTCCAATTACTTTAACCCCAAATTTCCCGTCAGTCGCACCATTGAAGTTTATGTCAATCATACCACTGTTATCATCCGTAGGAACACCAATCCGTATACTCCTGCTATCATTGCCGAAAAAATCCCTTCCCTTCCAATTCAAGGAACCGTTGTCTATAGTGAAACCTCCAATCTTAGCACCATCGGCAGATATTGTTCCAGAAAAAGTACCTTTAGCGGCTTTCAGTTCACCCGAAAATGTACCGTCTGCACCATCCAGATGTTTCACTTTTAACGAGTTTACATCTATGCACTCTGTAAGAAGAAGTGGTTTCCCATTTTTAACCGTAAACACGGCTATTCCTTTCCCTTCAGAACTTTTAATTTTAAACTTATCTGAAGAAATAACAATCTCATTTTTTTCGATGTCAATACCCGTAGCACCAAGTTTAATTGAGATATTTTTCTCTGCTACATCTACAACGCTTTCACCATTTGACAACAATATTCTTGCTGCACGTACCTCTATTTCTCCAGAAGCAAGTCTGATATAATTTGTCTTGTCCCTATTACCGATATATGTCTTTCCATAAACATTAAAGTATCCTTCTTTAGTTAGACGATCATATCCGATTGAAACTATATCTTTCCCGGAGAGGGAGTAAGAACTTATCCCCTGATAGAAGGTAAGAGAAGGCGCACCGTCTCCGTATGCAGACAACACGATTGCAGCCTGAAAATCTGTATCCGATACGTCTCCAAGTTGTACCATCACATCTCCAACTGCCGGTATGTCGCTGCCTTCGTCACAATGATTCACGGATACCTCTATCCAGTTATCACCAACATTTTCCACCAGACGCCACCAATAGTGATTGGATACGCCGTCATACGCGCCTTCCTTAATATTAAAGGACTGTGAGCGTACTAAATTCCCTGGCTTAAAACGATTTTCTATGGCTTTCTCACCATCATCTGCAAGGAAGTAACAGCGATAAACAGAACCATAAGTTCCAGGAGATGAGTAACCTCTTTTCCCGTCTGAGAACTTGACTCCTTTACCATCCTTGAAACGAATTCCCTTTTTTTCTATAAACTCGACCTTAGTAATCGTTGCTCTGGCCCCGCTGGCGTTGAACATGAAGGAAGCTCCGGCCAGCTCGGTCTCCATTATTGAAAGTAACTGGAAGATAGCTTTCTTGCGCACGTACAGTTTGTCAATCCATCCGACAGACTCGCCGCCCTTTTCTGAAGAGAATGACATACCAGCACCCATCATACCAGTCACGAAGTCAATTGATTCCAGGAAAGGAGATATGATACCGCCAAGAAGCTTAATGAGATAGTTTGTCTGGTCTTCCTTGTCCTTTCTCAATAATGTTGCAAGTGACCGTTTTGCCGAAAATACGTTACTGTCCGATGGGGCAGTAGAATCATTGGTCTTAATCACATATATGCTACTTCCTCCGCCTCCAACATAAGTATGCCCTTTATACGTAATCGACTCCAGTTTCTCTTCCACATCATTAAGGCGAGAGTAGGGCATACTTTCCCCAATAGTATATACCGTAGAATCCCATGGAATGTCAAGGTTAAACTCCCATCCGAGAACACGGCTTTCACGGCCATTCTCAAAAAAGGCTTTATTGACCAGGTTTATCTTTTGCCCGAACTCGAAAAAGCGTTTCAGCTTGTCTTCATTAACCCATTCTGACCGGAGGGTAGTGTAGTATGTACCATCGTCCTTTTTTCGCTGGTCTGCTATCTTCTGTGCCTTCTCTTTCAGTTCCTGCTCCGCGTCCGGAATCATTTGTACAGAAACAAACTTTGGATCAAAACCGGAAAGGATATACTTGTCATCATTTTCAGGATATATGGTATCATCCGGCAATGGACGTCCGTAGTCTTCGCTGCGGACAATTTCCCAAAGCTGGCTTCCGTTGTTGTCCGGGTCAAAAATAACACCGAACTCCAATCCATTCATTTTGCCGGACTGAAAGATAATTGTCAGCTCTTGTCCCGGAAGTCTGTAGTCCTTGGAGAAATTCAGGCCAGTATCACGATAGCGATAGTAAGTCACGGTTTCCTGACCTCCGTCTTCATTTGTAACGGTTTCCGTCCTCGTAGATACACTTGACATCGTACTTTCAAGTCGGGGATATACCTCGTCAAATACCACGATGTCTTCAATTGCTTCTTCCTGGCTCATGTCAGGATACACATCTATGTATGGCGTACCAGCGGGAAGCATAAGTCGTCTTTGCACAACTCCGTTTACTACCGTCTGCTCTTCAATGGGACGGTAGTTCTCAGGTATGTTTCTTGTAGATCCGAATGCATAAATGCGGGTGGCATAAGTGCCTTTGCTCTCACTGCGAGTCATGGCAGACGCTTCAACCCCTAACTCGATTTTGACGGCATCACCGAATTCGTTTCGCCCAAAATGAATTACGTTGTCCGTTATCCAGCAATCACAGTTCCACTTATCCTCACCCGCCATTGAGAATAAGGCATCCAGCAGGTTCATATTGTCATACCTCATTGCAACTGCCTTATTCTCTACTGTTGAATCTATTTCAAATACGAATTCTTTTCCCTTATAGGTATATCCCAAAGCTTTCAGGTTACGTAAGAACACACCAAGCTGTACATCAAGGGCTGCGGTGAGAGACCATGACGCTTCATATCCAGCATGTTCAGGAGTGTATTTGAAAATTTTGTTTTTCCACTTCCAGTAGTAAGCATCCAGTTTCAGCTCATAATCATATCCAGCGGTAGAAGCATTGAAAGAAGGTTTCTGCAAGTCAGTTACCTCATATACTTTTGAAAGTAATCCGCCCAGAGAATCATCCAGAACCCCAGAAAGGTCTACATAGTCACCAAGTTTAAAATATATAGGTTCAGGCACGGAAAAGGGGAGAACGATGTAGTCCTCTTTCATCAGTGTAAACTTTCCCTTCGCCCCTTTGTTGATAGGGGTAGAGAACCTTGTTTTTCCGGATATGTCCTTAATTTCAATCATATCCCCAAAGTTCATAAATAACAAATGGAAGCCCTAAAAATCCGGACTTCCATTTGAAACAATAAAGGAAATGTTTGTTATTCGCTTCTGTCCATGGGATTCGGTTCGCAAAACTTACTTGAAACCTTACCGAAACACCTGTCAATACTTAACCCGTAAGAGATGCTTTTCCCCAGGTAAACCAGCTTGAAGACTTCGCTCCCAAGAGCGGGGATTTTGATGTTTACGGCTCCCTTCTCCAGTTCTGACTGAAAAGATTTCTTCTTTGTCCGATAGTCGCCTTCTGAGTCTCCTTCTATGGTGAACTGGAGAGTGATTTCACGCGATGCTACTTTTGCATTGTCGGTTATTATTCGCTTCCCGTGCTCCAGACGGCTCTCATCTTCGATGTAGTCTTTCATCTGGTTGAATCCGTCGATAGCATCGAGAAAACTGTCACCCATGCGGACACCCCATGTGCTCCAGGCATCCTTCCCGTTAATAAATAAATCTCCTGTCATAGTCTTGCTGTATTACGTTTCACTTCGGCAATGTCGGCCTGCATCTGTTTGATAGGTTTGACAATTTCGCCTGTGTTCTCTCTGATTTGCTGTAACTCCAAATAGGAATTGGCCAGGATAGTACGTGTCTCGTCGGCAATGTTGTACAGACCGGTCACTTGTGATGTCAGGGAGCCGATGGAACCTCGCAGTTCGGTAATAGCTACTGTCTGTTGCTGCTCTGCTGTCTCTATCCTAAGATTGGACTCATACACGGCAGTGAATCGTCCGCTCAGTTCTCCGGCATCCTCGTGCGTCATTTCCGTACCGAATCCGCGGCTGGAGGCCGACTGCTGTTCTTGCGTTTCTTTATTGTCATACCCTACAGCGGAAGCAATATCATCGCGTTCTTTAATAGCATCACTTACGATTCCATTCCATTTGCCTTGTAAATAGTCAAGTTCATTATCATCAAGCGCTCCATCCTCCATTCTTTTGGCAAAATCTTCGTACCATTCATTCAATCTGTCATAGTACAATTCTCCAATCTTGTTTGAAAGCATGGCTCTCATGAAATACTCGGACATGTTGTCGGCAAAATCTTCGGCAGAAGCATCCATATCCATTAGCGTGTCAATGAAACTGTCATACATCGAATCGAATGTCATTCCAGTAAGTGATTCATTGAGTTGTGTTTCCAGTTCTTCTATTTTTCCGGCTTGTTCAATGTAATCATCCAGCTTTTCAGTCAGCCTACCTCCATATCCTCCCTTTCCGGTATTCTGTATCTGCGTCCACATATCTACATTCCCCTTCAAGAGTTTCATTTCTTCAGGAGAAAGATCCCAAAGACTTCCATTCCAGTTCCTTCCTATTTGATTGCTGAAATCATTTATTTGGCTTTGTGTGAATCCTCCCCAGTAATAATTCCAGCTATGATGGTTTCCTGAATAACGGGCTTGTTCCTGTGCTATTTTCAGATAGTTTGCGTTTTGCTCATCTTGATACTTCACGGCTTTCCTTGCAGCATTGACTGATATTGCACCTCTTCCGGCTTTTATGGTGTCATTCAGTGCGTCAATACTTCCCTGAAGTGCTTCATTTCTGTCTGTCAGTCGGTCTATAGCCTCCTGCACCTCCTTGGCATTGCTCCCAATAGAAGTAAGTTTACTGAATCCACCGAAAGAAATAGCGTCAAAAATGCTTCCAATACCTTTCATTAAGGATTCTCCTATAGATACGAACAAATCTCCGGACAGCACATCTTCAATGATTCCAGACACGGCACTGAATACGGAGTCAAGGAGTCCGCTAATTACTATACTTATCCCATCCTTGAATATGTCAATTATAGAAAGAATCCATCCGACAACGGGAACGCTTTCAAGCGAATCAGCAAGTTTTCCAGCAGCCCCACCAACTCCTTTTCCTGCTTGAATCAGTCCATTGTAGATATTTGTGAGTCCTCCGGAAGTTATCTGTTGCAATCCCTGTACCACGTTATCCATATTGGCTTTTAATGCAGTGGCTGTTTCAGACATTCCTTTCTGTGCCTTTTCAACATTTTCTGACTGCATTTGTACATTTGCAGATGCCAAATCAGCATTGCTCTGTGCATTTGCCAATGCTTCCTTTGCTGCATTTTTCTGCTCTTCAGTACCGTTTTTCAACGCATTCTCATATTCTTCCTGAGCTGTGACAAGACGCTCCAATGCATCCGCTTCCTGCTCCTTAGCAAGATTAAGACTTACAACTGAATTTTGATATGCTTGTACATTATCACCAAGTTTCTTGAAATCCAACCCTCCTGCACCTCCAAGAGATTTTTCCATTTGATTAACCGCATCAACAATGGCTTGCTGGCTTGACGCGTCTGAGTTTTTGAACTCATCGGTCTGCATGTATTTCCTGGCATCTTCAAGAGCAGGTTTAATCATATTGGAGAACATTCCTCCGAACTCACCAAACACTGTTACCCAATCTATATTTGCCTTTAAAGCATTTGATTCGATACCGGAAAGTTTGCTGTCCCGTTCTTTCCCTAACCTTATCTTTTCGGCATTTGTTTGGGCTTTGGCTATCTTGTCGGCATATTCTTGTGCAATGGCATACTTACGCTGTTGGAACGTGCCATATTCCTGAAGATAGGAATTTAGTGCATCCTTTTCAGCTTGAAGCGATTCAATATCTACTTCATAGAAAGACTTATTACGCTTTGATTCTGCATTGGATTTCATCACTTTCACTTCATCAATCTCACCATATTTGGCTTTAGCCTTGTTGTAAGCATCAATCTCTTTCTGGTAATCCAGTTCAATCTGTCTACGTTTCTTTTCAGAACCTTCTTCCATCAGGTTGATTTCTTCCTGCTGATTGGTTCTGCGAAGCTGAAGGAGTTCTTCTGCAACCTGTTGCTGCTCTTTCTTTTGTCGCTCGGCATCTTTCTTCGCATTATTCTCTTGTTTGGCCAGAGTGTCTCCTGTTACACCACCGAGCGCTTTATATGGTTTTTCTGCTGCTTCCAACTCTTCTACAGCTTTCTTATAAGCAGATTCAGTGCCTTTTTTAGCATCCTCTACGGCCTTTAATTTTGCTTCGTAAACAGCTTTTGCTTCTTTATATGCTTGCTGATACGTCTTTTCCGATGCTTCTCTTTGCGATTCCAGGCCAGATATGGTACCGTCAATCCCTTTTAACGCTGCTTGCGCATTATTGAACCGTATTTGAACGTCAATAGGAATTGTTGCAAAAGGAAAATTCTTAATTTTTTCTTGCTCTTCCTGCAATATTTGTCTTGCTATATTGTATTCGCGTATAATCTGCTCACGATTACTTCTTGCTTCCATCAGCTTGACTTCAACAGGTTTCGAGTTTTCCTCTGTTTCCTTTTTCAGTCGATTATATTCGCTCAAGGCTGATTTCCACTTGTTAAGATTTGCTTTTGCTGATTCTATTTGTGAAGCGATTAATGGGGCACCTTGCCCCGCATTTTTTAAAGAAGCATTTAATGATTTTATTTTCTCCTCCCATTGTTGAATATTCTTTAGTATGTTTTCATAACTGTTCTTGTCTCGTTCCTTATTCAGTTCTTTATTTGCTTCTGCAAGATTAAGTACAGCCAGCTGTTCACGGGTATAAGCAGAAGAAAGTGCAGGAGAATACCTTTGTAGTTCCTCATAGGCCTTGATCTTTGAAAACTCGGTTTCTGTCTCATCTTGGATAACGCGTATCAGCTCTTCTATTTTTTTCTTGCGTTCCTCTTCCTGATTCGCAAAATTCTTTTGTTCTTCATTGAATTTTTGTTGTGCCTTTTCCGATGCGGTTGTGCTGTCATGGAAGGCCCACATTGTAGCAACAAGACCGGCAAGAACCGTAGCTACCAGGACATACGGGTTGGCTTTCATAACCGTATTCAAAGCCTTTTGTGCTATCATTTGAGCTTTGGTAACCAAAATTGCAAGTTCCATTCTGGCCGTTAATGTATCCTGAGCTATTCGCACTACAATAAGAGCGGTTTTGTATGTCCCGTATGTAGCAATCAGTCCTATCAAAATCTTACCAACAGTTTCATAGTTCTCAATAAGACCTTTCAAGCCTGAAATACCTGCAGAAGCAATTCCCTGAGTATCTTTCCCAATCTCATTCAACATTGTATCCCAAGCATCTCCAAGGTTACTCAACTGCCCTGTAAGAGACTTAGACTGTTCTTGCATCAGGTTATAATAGATTCCTGATTCACTAGTCATATTTTTAAAGGCCTGTTCTACTTCTTTAAATCCTACCTTGCCTTCCTTTACTAAACCGGAAACTTCATCTTTTGTCACACCAAGCACTTTTGCCAGTTCCTCGTAGATGGGAATACCACGTCCTGCAAACTGACGAATATCGACAGCATAGGCCCTCCCTTGTGTCCTTAATGTGCCATAGAGATAGGCTATTTCACTAAGCTGGGAGCCAACACCGGCGGCTACATTCCCCAACATTACAAGTTCATCACCCACATTCTCAGCTGACGAGCCGTAAGCAATCATTTGCTTGGCAGATGATGCCACCCCTTGAAGGTCGAAGGGTGTCTTTGCGGCAATATCCACCAGCTCTAACATCAGTTTATTTGCTTTTTCCTTACTTTTCAGCATGGTTGAAAAAGCAATTTCAAGCTGCTGGAATTGTCCTCGTACATTGACAAGTTCTGTGGCAAAGTTTTTCAAGGCAGTTACTCCACCTATTACACCAAGTACTTTGGTTAAGGAAACAGACATCTTTTCATTTGCTTCGACCGTTTCACCTGCTTCCTCTTTAAACGCAGAATATTCATCCTTCAGTCTCTTTACTGAAAGACGGGCTTCAGCTTGCTGTTGAGTCAAACCAAATAAAGTAGCTTTTTCTTCATCGAGAGTCTTCTTTGCAGATTGGTATTCTGATAATAAGCCTGCAGCTCCCGTCGGATTTCTTTTTAAAGCTGTTTTATAAGCATTGCCCAACCGCTTAACATCATGTTCTACGTCTTTGACAACTCTTTTCTGGTCAATAATTTTTTGAGTAAAATCATTTACAGATTGTGAGGCATTGTAAATATTGGACTTAAAGTCTTTCTCCATTACAGCACCAGCTTTGGCCGCCTCGGTCACCAGCCCCATCATTTGTTGGCGAGCAGATGCCAGTTGAGTTTCCAATGCCTTGGCGGCTGCGGGTGATTTGTTTACGTCCATCTTCTTTAACTGGGCTTCCAGCTTACTAATCTCATTACGAAGTCTTATAACTTCATCATATTGTGCGCTTACGCGGAATACAAGTGTAGCCATATATTATAAACTGAATATTAATGTTTGAAGTTACACCTCAATTCATTAATATTCAGTTTTTACGATGATTAATACCAAACAATAAACCTATTGTTGCGTATTTGTGTTTTTCAGTGTTTTAATAAAAAAGGCGCATCATAATGATGCGCCAAATTGTCAATTTGTTCTTTAATTTATATCAAAGCCTCACGGCTGGAATATCAAAACTTGACAAGTTCCATTCTTTTAAGTATTTCATTGTATTTGGATTGTATATATGCTTTCTGTTTCTCGGAAGCCGTCACAATCTTGCCTTTGTATTTTCGCATTACAGATTCATTTAGACCTATTTCCTTTGCGAACTTACTGGCATTAATGAACGGAAATGCCTCAAAAAATCCACTTAAGTCATACACATACTCCACAGAATAGCCAGCTTTATACCAACTTGGAAATTCACCATGTTTTTCTTTGTAATATTCCGCTTGTTCCTCTAAAACAGAAATAAAGTCCTCTTTCGCTTCCTGTTCTGTAAGCCCAAAGCCATACGCACCGTTTACATCTTCAGAATAGATAGAGATTCCTCCATCATCTGCTTTTTCAATAATAGCCTGAATCTTCTTCATAATCGTGTATTTTAAGTTTTGTCAATTAAATGCACCCACCGAAGTGGGTGCTGTTCTTTTACTTCTTTAACCCCGCCTTTTTCATCATGCTGTCAAGAGTACCTTTAGGTATCTCTTTGGCTGGATGTCTGCCTACAGGGATAAAGTAGTCAAAGTCGGGATGAACATACTTGTGATGTTTCTTTCCCTTTTCGATTGTCCAGCCTGCTGACTCAATCAATTTGTAAAACTCTGAAAACTTCATAAATCAAAGAACTTTTAATTGACAATGCAAAGGTAACATTTTCGTTACTATTAAGCAAATTTTGTAACGTTAAAAGTAACGTTTCTGTTACTTTTAACATTCTATTGTAGCCATATCTATTTCTTGTTTCTTCTTCTGCGTGAAGCCATGTCCTTACCCTTCACCTTTGTAACCTTGGTTCCGGTAACTGTATGGAGCTTGTCACGCTGCATTAATACTAAATTCCTGTATGGTATCTCATAGACCACTTCCCGGTATGACAGATGCAGATTTTCCATGAACGATGCAATCTGTCCCAAGAGCGTTTCATTTCCTACAACCTCGGTTTCGCTGCCAGCAGGCTTACGTTCCTCGCCAAGCTGACAGCTTTGAGAAAAACCTTTGAGTCAATCATAGAGAGTGCTTCATCCAATGCGTCCACATTCTCTTCGTATGTTCCTTTTGCCAGTTCTTCGCTCAAACTTTCGTTACCAGCTATCAGCCAGGAGAGAGCCTTGCTGTAAGTCTCACTTTCTCCCAAGGAAAGCAGTACTTCTTTCAAATTGTCTGCTTCTTGTACCCCTGACAGATGGGAGATTGCCCCGGCCAGTTTGTGGATAGTAGGAGAGTAGACCGTGTAGGCTTTCCCAGCGACAAACACCGTCCTGAAATCACTTCCGATAATGGATTCAGTTACTATTTTTGCTCCTTGATTCATAACTTAAAGAAAAAGGGTGAAGCTTGATATAGCCCCACCCGTTAAACAATCCTGAAAACTAATCGCCACCTTCTTGAACAAGAGTGATTTGTTTCTCTACGCTCTTGAAAGCATCAGACATGGAAGTAGATATGCTTCCAGACTGGGTGGTGTAGCCTACTTTTGATACCTCATAGGAAACGGATGTCCCAGATTTCACCTTCTTGGTCTTTACCGTTTGCCCGTCCAGCTTGACTGTAGCATCAGAAGGCGTTACCACGGCCTTTACACCAGTTCATGCTTCTTTCACCTCTTCTGCATCGAACCAGTATTCAGGGGAAATAGCAGTGTCTTTAGGTTCCAGTTCAACCGCACTTACAGGAATACCGATGGCTTTATCCGTTGTTGATTCACGGGCACCTATGTCAGCACGGGGAATCACGCAATACTGGTCATCTTCAGTCATGAACACAATACATTTCTCGATATTTACCTTACCCCTTGTACGCTTCCAACCTTTGTCGGTATTGATGACATCTCCACCCATAAGATCCTTCTTTGTCGGATAGTCATACTCACCGATAGTAAAGTTCACAGAGACATCTCCCATTTCCTTTTCACTGCGATAGGTCTGATTAGTAAGCTGGTTCTTATAGTTGGTTCGGCTGGCCTCTGCTTCCTCAAAAGTCCACGTATCCTGATGGATATTGGATACTTCTTTCAGTGTTTCTCCTTGCAAAAGAGTGTGCAAGGTCTGGCCCGTAACATCTGCAGAAATAGCACTTGTTTCGCCATACCAAAGTTTCTTGATATTTACAGCTGTGATTTTCTTTGATTCTGCCATATTATTTCACATTTAAAACTTCAAACAAAATTCTTACATTCACATAGTGACACTTTAAGGATGTGTCCTCCTCAATTCCGATTGACTCGATGGAATAATGATAGGTTGTTCCGTCATAGCGTCCGGTTACGCCGTCAAACAGACTTTGCGCCTGCTTCTCCAGTTCGTTCAGCCGGATGGTATTGGCTTCGCCTTCCTTCAAATCGGGAACACAAATGTTCACCTCGACGAAAGATTTCTTCCAGTATGTGCCCGGCTGTTGCTTCTTGGCGTGAATGACAATCCTTTCGGACTTTATCGCCCCTGTCAGCTTCTTGCCATGGGGAACGATATCAATCCCGAAAGACTTGCAGTCACGGTAGAGAATGTTCGCTATGTCAGTAGTTACTATCATACAATAAGATATTGAATATTATTATCATACTGAAGGAATACATGAAAAACCAGTTCTCCAAGTTGAACAGTACCTGCAAATCTTTTGTCTGACAAATCTTTATCAGATATATTTTGTCCTGTTGCATACATAAAAATATCCACTAAACACAATTCTTTTTGACATTCATCTACTACTGCCCACAAGCAAATTGCATTCCGTTGTGCTTGAATAGATAATATTCTTGCTCCGATAGGCAGACATAATTTTGAGTGGTCTGCGACCATCAGTTCATGCTTGAATATTCGTTTCATTTGATTTCCTCCTTTAATCGTCTCTCAGCAAATAAGGCTGCACCAGTTGAAACTTCGTAACCTTTGGATTCCACGTGTGAGGCATACTCAGCATCGTTTCTTATCACCAGTCCATCATCCTCAACTGAATACTTGTTTGACTTACGGAGTGTTCCAGTCCGGTTCTGATAGTTGCCATTCTTTACAGCGTAATCGACAGCCTCTTTACCAACCTTCTCCTCAACGGCTTTCACCTCGGCATAACCTTGTTCGAAAAAGCTATCCACGTCCGAAAAATCAAACTTCACATCCATATCTCTGAGTAACCAAAATAGTTTGTATTCTTCACCATGTAAACTTTGCCAGTTCCACGGACATTCTCACCGTCCATACATCTGACTTCATCACCAGCACTCAGTGAGATTTTCTTCTCACAGACTACGTGATAATTCGGTCGGAACACCTCACCGTTCTCCGAAGTAAACTCCTTGGTCGAGTTATCATCACAACGGCATTTACACACGTCCTGCCAGCTTTCACCACCGGTTCCGGGGATAGGTCGGCCAAACTCGTCTGTTTCCATCGGAGTAAAGACCTTAACCTGTAATGTATGTGGAGCAAATATCATAGGAATCTGACTTTAGGTTTATCGCTTAACGTATCTTCAAGACCATACTTCTTGCACAAGAAAGAATAGTATTCCTTTACGCCTTTTGTATCCCATGACATAGAGAAACCGTTCTCACTGATGGAAGTGGCACGGAGTAATAGAGAGGGGATGAACTTCGCCATAGCCACTGAAACAAGTCCGATGTTTGACGGGCCCATCTCATCCTCTCCGCTTACTTCTGAAGAAAAACTTATCTCCAAAAGGTCAGCCTCCGACAAGTTGATGCCGAAGGTCTGAAACTTCTGTGATATGTAGTCATTTACTGTCATGCGTTCATGGTTGACAAATCAAAGTTCACAATCAGATTCGGGTTCGTAATCTGAGGAATCCACTCTGCGGTGTATTCCAGATAACGACCGTTCTTGTCCTTGTAACCGGAAATAAGCATATCACCGTCTGCCTGGGTGTAGTTACGTCCCGGTACGCCGTCCACTGCTTCGTATGGAGTGTGGAAACGCATATAACCGACCTTATCCTGCGGAAGCAAGGTGATACGGTCGTCGGCGTAAATCTGCACGTTCTTTCCGGTCTGGTCTTTTACGTAATCTTCCTTGATTTCAATGGCCGGAAGCCCGATGCCAGTGAACACTTGGGAAGCCAGTTGAGATGTAATCAAACCGGTTGAAAGGTACATTTCATTTCCTGTAAGCTGCATCTTGAACTTGTCACCAAACTCAGCCGACCCGATGATATTCTTCACGAAAGTTCCTCGGGACATAATCATCTTCTGGAAGTTTCCATAATCAGCTTTCAGAGCATTAATCTGCTGCTGCAAATAGGTGATGAAGTTCGTCTTCGCACCAGTATCAGGCTTGATGAACTTGAACGGCAATTCAATGTCGAGAAGGTCAACGCCTCCGGCATTGTCATCCTTATTCTTGACTGTTGCTTCTCCGGTCATCAGAAGTGAACCTACAATAATATCCATGCGCTTGTGGGCTGCCAAAAGTACCTGACGGTAATCATCATAGATGAAGTTCACGATTTCCTGCATGGCTGCTACCTGGTCGGCAGGTTTAGCTGCATTGAACTTGTCAATCAAGTCCTGAAGCTCAGACAAGCGGTCAATGGAAATCTGGTAAGCATCGCCAAGATAAGCGATTTCACCATATCCTGAGCCGATATTCCGGCGTTCACGGATAGGCTTCTCACCATAACGAGAGTTGATAGAACCGGCCATCACGCCCGTAACTTGTCCGATGTAGTCCTTGAACACACGAGTAGTCGTTCTACGGAAATCGAGGTACTGCTGCCAGTAGATTGTATCCTTACGAGTCTGAAGGACACGCTGAATAACGGCGTTAACGATGTTGGGGTCGTTAAACAGAGTATGAATAGTTAGCATCATATATTAGTCCTCCTTTCTTTATTTGCTTGCAATTATACCTGCTGCTCTCAACGATGCTAGAAGAGCATTAATTTTATCTTTCTCATCACCACCTGCTGCATCATCAACTTTTGCACCCTGCTTTACCAATCCCAAGGTACTTGAGTTAGCTGCCTGATAGGTAGTGTTATTGTCCGTCCAAGGTACTTCTACATACGCCTTTCCACCTTCCAATGCTACTGGATATTTCTTTCCGCTTTGAGAGAATCCCAACTGAATACCTCCCATCACAGAATCAGAAGCTTCTGGCAGTTCATACGAAACACCAGCCGGGGATTGCACGCCTGCAGCGTTGAACTGGAAATGCGGCATGTTAGCCTTATCAATGTCAGAGAAAGGCATAGCCAATTTGGTAGGCTCAATTTCAAATGCTCGCATCAAAAGAGCAACTAATACAACGCCTTCTTCTACTTGTACTCTTCCGTACAAAGCTGAGTTAGCAACTACCTTTGGAGTAGTACCGCTTACAGCTGTAGCTTCATAGAGTACAGTACCAACTTCCACTGTTTCGCCAAAGTCGGCAGCCAGTGTCAACTTATCGAAAGCTTTGTCTGATTTGTCAATACTGTTGATGGTAGCTCCATGAGAACCATTACCCAGATGCATACCCACATAAGCCAAAGAGTTTTTCTTGATCTTCAAAGTGGTATTGGAACCGGTGGTAAACTTTTCATAGACTTCTACACGGATGGCCACCTGAGCGGTTTTCTTTACTAAGTCGGCGGCAATGGGAGTGAAGGATGGAAGAAATGAACCAGCAACAAGGTTGGTCGTATCCAGCTTGTAAGGCCCTCTGCGGCTTACTCCGGTAGAAACATCATAGCGTTCCTCGATGGACGGTTCAGGCTCCATGTAATACTTGTATCCTGCTGACATAAATTACTTGTTTTGTTGTTCGACAATAGATTTTGTGTCCGCCTCAATCATTTTGGCGAACTCACTCGCTTCTTTCTCCTGCTTCTGTTCGGCAGTCTCAGGAGCTTTGGAGAACTGAAACCCGTTGTTAGACATATCCTGCTTCATGTCCTTGAAATAAGTATCCAAGTCCGTGTTCTCAGGAATGTTGCGGTCTTTCAGCATAAATTCGGGAATACCGTACTTCTTCGCCACTGCTGAAATCTGAGAATTGCGCTGCGCCTGCGCTTCATTTTCCTCCATTTTGGCCAGCTTGTCGGCAAACGGCTTGATACCGGCGGCAATGCCATCGGCAATCATCTTTGCGATGTCTGTCTCCTGCGGCTTTGGAGGGTCGTTTGGTTTCGGTGGTTCTGGTTTCGGATTCTCGATTGGTTTTCCGTCTTTCAGTCCATGCTTCTTCTCGTAGTTTGAAACAGCGGAAGTCTGCGCCTGTCCTGCACGGAAATCACCATAGTTTTGCATCACGTCCTGAAATGAGATACCCTCAACGATGGAGGTCACCTTCGTTTCGTCCGTTACACCCTCTGCCTTCTTTGTGGCGATACGGGTGAGTGTGGCAGTGTCCACCCCAGCGAATTTCTGTTGCAGTCCTGCCAAGATTTGTTCAAAGATTGTCATACCGTATGAGTTTGATTAATAATTTCATACGGTAAATTTACTTATAGAGAAAGGGAAGGGGAAATTTTAAGGCTAACGATACGAAACAATTAGGGGAATGTTCGTTTTTAGACAAAAAGAAAGCGTGACTACTAGGGTAATCACGCTGGAACATCATTCAATTATACTTTTAAAATTTCAATATAGCTGCTTCTATTTCTTTTTTGTCAGAATCTTTTACGTTCCTCAAAGCATTCAGGAAAGGTAAAATTAAAGAGTCATCAACCATGAACCAGACTGGATTTTTAAATAATTTTGGGTATCCGGGATCATCTCCATAGCCATTCCATCTCATTGCCATTCTTCTTTCCCCATTTTCCCAAATACCTATCGCTATAGAAAAATCATCATTTTCAAATACAACATTCTCAACCTTAAAATTACTTGGATTTACATCTTTTGCTTTCATTGTACTATCCTCCATTATATTTAATTAATAATCATAACAAATTTATAGCTGCCAGTTCCTCTGTCAGCGCGTTAATACCTTTCTGAATCTTCTCCAACTGCTGTTTACGGGGTTTGTGTACTCCAGCCGCATAATGCCACAACTGACGCTCATTAATTCCAGTTATCCGGCTCAAAGCAGCTTTAGTAAAGATACTGCTGTAATAGTTGATGAAAGTGGCAGCATCTATCTTGAACTTCAATGTGAACTCTCCCTGCAAAATTTCCACTGGAGCGATGTTCATCTCCTTGCATGACTCCAGGTAAAGTTCAACAGCTTCCTTCATGTTCTTCTCGATTTCCTTTACGTCGTTACCGACAGTAATCACCGGAGCACCTTCAATATAGGCACTAAGATTATTACCAGCATGTTCTACAATCACTTCTACGGTTTTCATACTGACCTCCTTTTTATCGTTAAACAAAAGAGGCGGGGGCTATTTTAGCCCCGCTTGCCTCAGAATGTTGTAATAAGTGCCTTTCTCAACGCCTTTCTTGCCGTGGTCGGGGACAATCACTACATGGCTACCATCAGTGTAAACCATGTGACTGCCTTTCTGCCTCACGAACCAAAAGCCATTTTCAGTAAGCAGCGTTACAACGTCTTTAACTGATTTGTAGCTCATAGCGTTTAAGACTTAATTACGATGCAAATATAGTAAAATAACGAATAATCACAAAGAAGTATTCATGTTTTTACTATGATAAAGAAAATAGCGATACCTCGAAAGATACCGCTACTCAAATAGTCAATATTTTAGATTTATATCATTCTGTTTTGTATTATCCCCGTAAATATTCTGACTGGGTTGTTCTATTCTTCAGATTTACTGCTGGAACTTTTAAGAGAGGAAAGCTGTTTCTGCTTCTCGATGTCGTTCTTCTGTTTCTCAGATTGCTCTTCCTTGATGGCTTCAATCTCATCCAGAACTGCATCCACGTTCCCCACAAAGGTAATGGCCCGCTGTTGAGACCAGATTTCACCGTCCTTGGCCTTGATAGCTGTGTCTATCTTGTCTTTGATGTCCTCCAGCTTATACGGCTGCATCTGCACATCCACATCGATGGTTTCGGAGGCTTCTTCAAGGGTGGAATTCACGGAACCCAACGCGGAGACAAGGAAATTTACACGTCGTTGCATGAACTCGCCGACGATCTCGTTCAGATTTTCTACGTTAAGGTGGGTGGACATAAACACATAATCGAAAGTCACACCGGAAACGGCGTTTCCTGTACCTTTCAGGGAGTCAAAAGAGATTCTGGGTGTATTGGTCAGTCCATATATCTGGCTCAGCAAGGTTTCTACCTCGAACTTGACAGTATCAGGTACCTGTGACCAGGTAAGATACTGGGCATTTGCTCCCTGGCCGGTCAGCTCGACAACACGGTTCTTGAACTCACCTGAGAAATTCTCCACGTTACCAAAAAGCATGAGAATAGGGAAGAAGTGGTAGTCGATACAATCTGCATAGTTTGAAAGAAGTTTCTCCAGTCTTACACGGAGACTCTTTATCTTTTCACAGTACGCTTCCGGACGGTACATATAAATCACCGGCATCTTCTTGAATCCATGAGCAAATGAGCCTTTGTCAGTCCAATTGCTTGTCAGTTCCCACTGATAAACCATGTCTTTGGTAATGGTCATGAAACAGGTAATCTCCACGTCGTTCAGGTCTTTTTTCTTATATTCACGGGATAGGGCCACCAAATCCCCCTGGTCATTGAAGAAAGGGTAGAGCTTGTCGCCACGGAACGGAGACCAGATAGCACTCTTCAGACGGTACTCAGGCTTTGACTTTCCGAAGATTCCTGAAATCTTTCGCTTAAGCTTTGCCCAGAAGCCGTCATCCTTCACCACATACCAGTATTCGGCCACTTCCTGCTCGGCCAGCCATGCCCGGACTACTTTCTTGTTCTGGTATTTCAACTTGTTTTTCTTGAACACCTGCTTCAATGTGGAAAGAAGGCTTTCTTCCGACTGGTCCGGCTGGCAATCAAGGACCGGTTCTGTTCCCACGGTGAAGGCAGTCTGAATGTTCACGATGTCCTGCTCGATAGGAAGAGCAATCCTGTTCGGGTCAACTTCTTTCCTTACCGCCGGCTCAACATATTCTTTCCCGGTTGTAGGGTCTGTAATCCGTTTCTCAGGCTGGGTCGTAATTTTGATTTTCGGGTATTTCTCTTCATCTATCACTATCTCGTGCTTGTTCGGATTCCAGTCGTTGTAAAGAGCGTGAGCGTTTGGTTGCTCGGTCTTTCGTCCTTTTTTCAGATAGTAGATTTTTCTCTCTACTTCCGGCATAGCTAAAATTTCTTCTATAGTCATATCTCAAAGTTTAATGTCCAAATATTCCTGAAACGTCTTTGGGTTTCATAATTCTACCGAGAAGTTCTCCCAGCACATAGTAGCGTGCAGCATCTATGCCATGATTATCGTGGTCTTCCGGATCGTTGATGTAGTTTCCATCCTTATCTTTTGCCCAGACATAATTTCTGAACTCCCTTTGCAGGTTATAAGAACGCTTGGTAATGAATATTTCCATTCCCTGCATCTTGTCAATACCGGCATTGACAGAACCTTGCCCTTTCTCTACCGCGTATATTTTAATCCCTCCGTTATGAATCTCCTGGATGAGTCGCGGGTCCGCACTGTCGGCAATCACTCTCAAATTCCACGGGCGTAGCGTCTTTATAATATCCCCAGAAAGTAATCCAGTTCTATAATCCACTTCATCCAGATAAAGCGCATTGTCAATGATTCCACACCGGATAGAAGCCGATGGGTCATTGGTATAACCAAAGTCCTGTCCAATAGCCACTTTCTTGCACCACATGGGGAACTCGTCCACAATACCCCATTTCTTGAACACGGCACCTTCGGCCACGTCTGCCCATCGGCCGATAACCACATGAGCGTACTTCTCCGGATTCTTCTCTTTCATTTCCTTGACTTCTCTCAGGAACTCAGGAGAAAGGTTCTCGATATTGTCGAAATAAGTCGTATGGATATGAAGCACATTCGGATGGGTGGAAATCTGTACCTGGACGCCGTCAATCTCCACCAGCCGGTGAGTATTCTCGATGTATTTCTTGTAGATGAAGTGATTGGAGTCACAGGGATTCATGATGATGATAATCCGGTTCTGGATTCCCTTTTTACGGATGGAGAGCATAATCTTGTCAAACTCGTCCTCACTGGTCCATTCCTCTGCTTCATCACAGACAAAGGTGGTGATACCCTGAATTGATTTCAACTTGGCCGTCTGGTTCCCTGAAGAGGTTTTGATACCACGGAACATGATACGGCTGCCGGTCATCCGGTTTACTATATCGGTTTTGGTGGTCTTGAAATACTTCGTGGTTCCATCCAAATCTATCTTTTCCATCATTTCAGGAATAATAGACATCCCGGCAGATACCATCGTGTAACGGGTATATAGAATCTGGTGGACTATCTTCTCTGTGGGAGTCATCTCGAACGTCAGCCGCTCTATGAAGGTAGAAGCGTTGAAAGACTTCCCCGAGCCACGGCCACCAGTAATGAGAATAATAAACTTCTCACCATCAGTGTACAAAGGATGATATATCGTCTGGGGTACAATCATTTCAGTTTGTCTTTAATCCATGAGTCGATAGAAATTCCGTGGTCAATATCCTTTGGAATGTCTGCGTCTTCGTCTTCTCGGTCTCCAAAACCTTCTTTTCTTCCTAATGTGGAAAGTAAATAGCGAATCATATACCCATCTGGACGTTCACGCCATCCGATAAAGTTCCCATTTTCATCTTTCTCAGGGATACCAAGCGCAAGTACACGTGCAGATACAAGGCATTCATCTACCAGAGAACCTCTTTCGTCGGTGATAGCATCTTTGAACTGGCTGTCTGCTCTGGCCCAATCATACACGGTTTTTCGGGTTACATTGAATACAGCAGCAACCTTAGAGAGATTTCCACCTGTTTTATGAAGGACCTCTCTGAATTTCGATATGTCTGGCTTCTTTCCCATGCGCGCGTATCTGTTTATTTTGATTACTCAATCAATTTCAAAACCTCTTCTCCTTTGGCAAATTTTTCATCCGTACTGATACCCAACAAATCACAAAAATCTGATTTTGTCTCAAAAGAAGAAAATGAAAGTATTATATAAGCATCTTCATCCTGCCTGTGCTGAAATGCAGATTCTTTTACTTGTTGCTTTACCGCTTTCATGTGTTCTTTCTTCTCTTCATATGGCAGTGCAGCATCTTCAGGAATAGGATTTTTTATACCATCGAAGTCTGTTGGCAATAACAAGTCATCTAATGACTCTGATAAGGAATTGGCATCAACTTCACTTATCGCAAGTATATCATTCAACTCATCAGGACTCAACCCGACTTCGGAATAGTCTATATCAGGCAAATAACTCGCGAGCAAATCTAAATCAGGCTTGGTGTTTCCTACTGCCATATAAGTAAGCTGTTCCTTTTCTTTTTTTTCGTCAAGGTTCACAACCTCCACTTTTACCTTATAGTCTGTATCAGAAGTACCATCGTATTTGTAATACATATCCATAGCCTTGATACGCCTGTGCCCATCTATTAGGTTTCCGCTTAATTCATTCCATACAATACCACCAAGAAAACCGACTTTTTGCAGGTTTTTCTTTTGCAGTCTAATACGTTCATCCGAATGCCTCTTAGGGTTTATCGGATTCAGATTTATCTGCGAACGTTTTATTATTCTTGTCTCACTTTGTTTCAGTTCCTTCATAATCATGCTCAAACAACAATCGTTCTACCATAGGGTATTCCTCTATAATCTTTTTCAAGTCTGCCGGGAAATTACTTCTGAGCCACAAAAGATAGTTCATATCGCTTATATTCGTTCCTGCCGACTGGCTGTTACCGTATTTCTCCGGCTTTATAAGACTTTTCTTTTCGATATAGTTCAGAATATCAACATTCTTGTAAGCTGATAGGGGATAACATTTCTTTTGCGCTTCATTGATAGCTTCATCTTTGTACGTCCTTAGCATCAACCGTCTGTTCATTGAGTCGGATTGTTTGAACCCGAAAAATGCCCAGTCTATATGATATTTTTCTCTGACTATCTCTGTAAGCTGCGCCATACTGTACTGCCTCTGCTTTTCGTTCTTTATACAACCCATGTAACCACTCTTACGATATGAATATACCGCAAAGTGAGGCACTTGTATGAACTTCACATTACCATATTTTTCTTGCAGGTGTAGTTGATGTATCTGTTAATATGCTGCAAGTCCTTGACTACATACATGTAAACACATACTATCTCTTTGAAATAGGGGTGCATAAGATCTAAAAGGGCTATACTGTCCTTACCCGATGCTGAGTGAAACAATATAACCCTATCTGTCAGCTCTGAGACTTGTTTAATTATGCTTATAGCCTTCTTCATGATTAAACAACTCTACCGCCAACTGCTCTGTTGATTCTCGCTCTCTGAGCAGCGTTTGTGCCCATTGATTGAAAACGTCCAGCTTCATAATCAGCTCTTGTTCGGTACGTTCTACCGTCTGAAGCTGTTGCATAAACTTCTGCCATAATCACTTTTTTTAAGTTACACAATCTTTTTACCTATATGCAGACAAAGCCGCATAAAGCGGCTTGACTTATTTTAATCCTTCATGGTTAATCACTTCACTAATATGCAGGTAATAAAACAATGGAATTTCTTCTGGTGGATTTTTCTTGAACTCTTCTAACTGTTCGTCGAAATCGTGAAAATCAAATTCTTCGTGCATGAACTTTATGCCCTCTTCAGTAACCTCACCAATGCCGATTTCATCTATCGCCACATCAAGAAACCACGGGGCACCTGTGCTATAAAAATGAATTGCTTCTATATCAGTACGCAGAATAGGCTGGCACTCATTTTCACGTCCTTCTTTTCTCAATCTCTCGTTTTCTTCAAGTTGCTTGAAATTTGTAAACATCTTTTCGTATTTAGAACTTAGCTTACGAGCTTCTATAACTTTCTTGCCATTGAGAATATCCAAAGCATTAGCCTTCGTCATTATCAGCGAGTAGGCTTCTACTTCTTGGCCATTATATTTGATTGTTTTCATTTGATTATTAATATTTTACTATTCAAAAATAGTATATACTTACCTCAAAACAGAATAAATTGCTAGTACATACGAAACAATATGCCAATTGTTTCATTTTATACACACGCCAACTTAATGACGTGTGTATGAACGGTTTTTAAGCTGCCGATTTACTGTTTACTAAATCAAGTATAAACTTTCTACCAAGTTGCGTCCAACACAAGTATTGCTTTGCAACCTGCATACCAGTGGTATCACTTGTATAGGTGTGTGTCCTGTACTTGTCATAACCTAATCCCCTGTACTTGGCATAAAGCATGTAAACCCCATTCTGGTTGTACAATACGCCTAAATCTTTTAATATCTTGTACAGCTTTTTGGCACTCATGCCAAGTTCGTTGGTTATGATATTTGTTGTTATCAATCCTTCGCTTTGAAGGACATTGTCGAAGTAGGCAGCTTTTGGCGCCATCAGTCTGTTCTGTTCTTCTACCAGATTCTTTTCGGTTTCAAGTACAGATATTCGTTCTTTCTGCCTTTCGATGGTTGAGTTTGCTAACAGGATGGCTTTTGCCATGATTTCTTCTGGCGTATCATCCGATTTTACTGCCATATAACCGCCTTTAGTTCGGATTTCTTTCAGTATGGCTTTTACGCCTTTCTTGAACTGTTTGGCTATTGGCTTGCGGCTTTGCATCAGGACTTCATATAAACCGCTCTCTGTCAGCATCCAGACTTGACGGTTCTGACCTGACCGGAATAATGTTCCGACCAGCCTTTCATCTTCGTCTACTGTATTTACGAGTTTATTAAGGCTGCTTACATCGTATTCAATCCACTCTGCTACATCTTTAGCAAGAAACAACGGATTCTCTGCATTGCCGTAAACGGTAAGTTCTTTACCTAATAAAGTTGTTCTCTGTAAAACCTGTATCTCATTCATATTTTTTGAATTTAAGTTACCAATCTGACTCTTTACACACTCTGTCAATTCTTTATTGTTTGCGAAATACATCAAAGCTATCCCGATTTCTAGATACTGGCCGAAATACATGATTTCTCTTAGTTTCAATCCGTTTTCGGCTGCATACGTTTTTATTTGCAACATGTTCTTTGATTTCCATTCGCTTATGCTTATCCCGACATCAGAATTAAGCCCCTTGCAAGAAATATATATCCTGCCATTGTAGGTACAATAAGAAATTTGCTTATCTTTGTACCGTATGAATTGGGATTCATTTATGGTTTCTTTGTTCATACGCTGTAAAACCTGAATTAAACATATCCTCATTGATGGCCGGTCAATTCATCAATGAGGATTTTATTTTGACCGTAGTAGCAAGCTGGGATTTGAACCCATGCACACCTGAATGTCTTGCCTTGACCTGTCACGCCTGACATATAAAAAGGCAAATCTTAAAAGAGGTCTAAAGTGGCAGTTTACCCCTTGAAAGAAATGCCTTGAATATCTTTGCAGCGCAACTGCCACGAAGCGCATTTCATTCTATGGCAAAATTACCAACCGCCAAATGTTTATCCTAAAAATTGCCGTAATCAGAACAAACATTTGGCTGATTGTTTCAAAATAATCGTGTGAGGGATTTACATTGCAGTTTTCATCATGTTTGGATTAAAGCCTTGCATAAGATTACCTTCGCAGTCAAAAAAGGTGTCTTCTCGTAGCAGACTACCAATAAGTTCATTTGCAAGCCTAAATATCGGGTAAACTTCATCATTAGAGTCTATCATGCCATCTTTACAACATTTCTTTTCACTCAGAGAACGCAACAGCCAAAGTGTTTTCATGTAATACTGGTATTTTTCGGGGTTGTTGAACATTCGTTTTAATAACATTATGTTTGATTCAGTTATTACTGTTTCTTGTTTGTTAGTAAATGTTATCTTGTGCAATTCAGGATTAAAGTCTATAATTCTCATAAGTCATATTCTTTTAAATGTTAATACTAAGCTATCTTTATAAGGTTGCATTTTTTGAAACAACGCCATTCTTCTTTTTCACAATCGAAATACACCTGGCAGTTATCTGCTGTTTTCTTTGTACCCTTTGTCTCTGGTATTCTGCCACTCATTAAAGTACCGAAAGCCTGACGCAGTGTGCCGTCTGTTTTCTTGAAATAGAACTCAACCACCTTCTTATGAAGCAATGCACGAAGTTTGATATTAGTCCAAGCGCATTTCAATGCTTCACTCATTGAATAACCGTTCTTGCGTACAAATGACCAAGCAAGGTTCATAATCTCTTTTAATAGGTTTCTCTTTTCTGTTGCCATAGTTCTTATATTTATTAGTTCTTTAAATGCTGTTTAAATTTTATGCTGCAAATATAATTGATATTTAAATTATAGAACAAGCTTTCATAGTTAATAAAATCTAAATATAAAATTGATATTTAAATTATTTGCTTATTATTTAAATAGTAGATATTTTTGTGCTATAAAACTAAATTTAAATGAGAATTAAAGAATTGTTGCGAGAAAAAGGAATTACCGCAAAAGAACTGGCTTCTAAAATCGGTATGACTGAAACTGGGTTAAGTATCGCTATGGGAGATAATGGAAACCCACCATTAAAGAGATTAGAACAGATTGCCACCGCTTTAGGTGTGCCAGTAACAGAACTCTTTGATAAACCCAAAGAGGGAGTTATACACTGTCCTCACTGCGGTAAGGAGATAAAATTGAATCCGAATGTTTAATTTTAAATTTAGAATTATGAGAAAAATACTATTTATTTTATTGCCCACGTTTTTACTTGTGGGCTGTAAATCTCGCGAAGAAAAGGTAGCAGAACTTATAAAACAAGAAATGTTCAAAACCCTTTATGATTTTGAGAGTTATGAACCTGTTGAAACTAAAATAGATAGTGCATTTACATCTATATATACAGATTCAGTAATCAAATCTTATGCTTATATAGCACGCTCATTTCTCGATGACGTACAAGAAGGACTTGATAAAGTAAAAGATGCGCAAAGAACAGCAGAAATATGGAGAGATAGCTATTCATCTTATGGGAGGGGCAAGTATGAAGAAGCATACAATGAAATGAGAGAACATTTAGATGAAGTTAAATCAAAAATGAGTATTGTAAATGGTTATACAGATTCAATAAGAAATGCTTCTGTTGGCTTTAAACCTGAATTTTGCGGATGGAGGGTTAAACATAGATTTAGATGTAAAACCAAAGGTGGTAATTTTGATTTAGGCGATTATATTTATATTGTTGATAAAAGAGTAACTAAAATTATATATAAAGAAGACCCTGATGATGAATATACTAAAAAAGTAAATGGGTTAATTGAAGAAGCTGTTAGTTCAAAAAATGAACAGGAAGAAACTGATAGTGTTAGTGGTGCAACATCAAATATTTAAACACGATTATTCCAGCCCCGTTCCTTATGGTTCGGGGCTTTATCCTCTAAGAATCAAAATAGAGAAAGGAAAATAACCATGACAACAAACGAAATAGACAAATTAAGCCTTGAAAAAGCCCATGCCTTATTTGAAACAGGTGATATAGATAAAATTGGAGTAGGAACGGTGAAAGGATTGTGCGAGATTCACCGCTACTTGTTCGATGGCTTGTATGACTTTGCCGGAAAGGTACGTACATTGAACATCGCCAAAGGAAACTTCCGTTTTGCCAACTGCTTGTATCTTGATGCAATTCTCCCGGTTATAGAGAAGATGCCGGAAACGACATTTGATGAAATCATTGCCAAATATGTGGAAATGAATATCGCCCATCCATTTATGGAAGGCAACGGGCGAGCCACCCGTATTTGGCTGGATATGATATTGAAAAAACGTCTGAAAAAAGTAATAGACTGGCGCAATGTGGATAAAAACCTGTATCTACAAGCTATGGAACGCAGCCCTATAAATGATTTGGAACTCCGGGTATTGTTGCAACAGGCATTAACAGACCAAGTAGATGACCGTGAAGTAATATTCAAGGGGATTACTCAATCTTACTATTATGAGGGATATGAAGCATAAAACTAAAGCCGGAAGCATAACGCTCCGGCTTTTCTACTTTTGTAATATTTTATCCAGCATTAGCAAAGACCTTTGGATAGTTCCTTTTCTGGTATTGAATTCTCAGATACCCAATAAGGCTTTCATAGTCGGTCAAGAAACCTTCATTGACCAAATCAGCAATCTTCTTTTCAAGCTGCCACAATTCACGTTGTTTTTGTTCCTCACCATGCTTATTACGTAGCATCTTTTCATGACTGTTGAAGATAACCCAGTTCAAGGCTTCACCGACCTTCTGCATGGCTTTAGGCATAAAGTCTTTGGGAACGATTTTCATGATGGCAGAAGAGAGTTCCCTATAAGCGTCCCCAGCATCATTCCGGTAACGAATCATTTGGTCAGAAACGAATTTGATTACATCATATTTGAATGACGCATTTAGCCACATAGCCAAATCAATGAACAATACAGGATGAACCCAGGTTCCACCGCATTTACCACGTGAACTTAAATAGGGAGAATTTTGCCCATTTAGATTTTCTTTTTCAACGATGGTAGCGATTAATTCCTTGGTTGATTCATTTTCAAAGTATTTCTTCAATTCTTTGTTTGAGGAGTTTCGTTCGTTCCATAACTTTACAAGCCTGGTAGCATTGAAATAGCCGTCAACGGTGCGTTGAATAACTTCTAAATTTCCCATTTGCCTTACCATTTCTTGATTTGTTTTCATGTCTCAGTGAATCTTAGATTAAAAAATTACCCCACCAAAGGCAAGCTCCTCACTTCTTACCGATGGCAGGGTTTATACTTTTCAGCCATGAGGATAGCTGTTATTATCTCTTTGAGACAAAGTTACCAACATGGTGATTTTTAGCCTAAGATTGCTTAAACCAAGAACAAACAATTGGCAATATGTTTCATAAAAATACCCCGAGCCATTCGGAACGGGGTTACTTGATTAGTCCTTTGGATTTCAATCTTTCTACGATTTGGCAGTAAAGGTACTCTATATCCTGCCGGAAATCCTTATACTGCTGGTAGATAAAGGAAACATCAGCGATATTGTTTGATATTACACACGGAGAAACATCCGGGAACACGCCGGAAATTTCTGCTCGGATACCGTTCGGCAGCCGTCCGCCGGCAAGCACACTAGGGGCGAACAAGAACAACACAATGAAGAGGAACTTCTTTCGCTGGGTAACACTTTCCGGATTGGGCGGACAATCTGCCCCGGAAAGTATCTCCCTGAACCACTCATAAATCTCCGGGATGAGAGAAAAATCAGTCAGGATAGGGGAGGATAACTCCTGCTCGCGTTCTGATAATCTTGATTTCTGTTCACGTATTGATTTCAACTCCACGATTGATGAAAATTCTTTTGTCATAGCACGATTTATTTAGTTGGAAATTCTTATATTTGCATCATAATCGTGTGGGGGAGTTGGCTTCTAATCGTGTGGGCTGGCTCCCTTTTTTATTTTATGCCAAGTGGTATGCGTTCAAGATGGCGAAAGTGTAGATGATGACCGTTACCAGACTGTCCAAGAATATAGCCCATTCTCCCAGCTTTTGAATCTGACTGAAACTCATGACCAGGACAACAAGGAAACATATCCATTGGCTTGAAAACAATCCTATCCCCAGCAATAAAAGCCCGATGGTATCCATGAAGAATGCAACATGAAGCCACGGATGCGCCATCAGATACCATCTTCTTGCTGTCTTATCCAGCTTCTGAAAGACTTTTACATGTCGGTATAGGGATTTATATCTGAACAGCTTCACAAGCTCGTACAGGGCTTGTATGATGATTAATGCGTAGAATACGTGTTTCATATGGTCAGTAGCTTTTATCTCCATGCTTATATGGACGTAGTTCATTGTATTTTATTTTCTGCTTGATGTGCCAGAAGATGTCGATATTTCTATCCCGGCAGAAAGCGAATATCTCATTCAGGAGGATAAATGGTTCATCCCTGTAGAAGTTGTCGGTGACATAGACGCAGATTCTAAACATGGACTCCGTGAAGGTCATATCAGAATAATCTTCCGTATCGCTTCCTTCGTAGTCAAAGCTATCCAAATCATATCCTCTCAATCCAGCCAAATCCAGCAGACGGATGCAGGCATCGGCAAGTTCTTCCTCGACAGTCCCTTTGATAAATGCCTCAAAGTATTCCATGAATCTCCTTTTCCTAGTTTCTTCGGTCAATGGGACGCTATTCCCTTGCCATTCTTTGAACATTGCAACTTTCGCATGTTTCCCTTTCCGGTCTGCTTCCACAGCTTCCATAAGTTCGGATATGACCAGGCAGAGGAAATGTTCGTCACTCAGGTTCTCTTCGTGCCATCCGTGGGCTACTGCGCACTGGTAGGCTTTATCTCTCAATTTGTTTAAGTTTATAATTTCTATATTTATGACATTTTGACATCGTTTCTCTGGCACACATATTGTATGCCCATAGTATAATTTAATTATATCTATATGAATGAATTTGATTCTTATAAGAATGATTTTGGTTTTGAAATAGGCTCTGGATTCTCAGGAAACTCTGATTACATGAAGGCTCTGGATGAGAAGAAAAGACGCGCTCTCATGGAAGAGCAATACAACTTTCTTCAAATTCAGAAATCAGAAATCCTCGCCCAACAGAAATATCGTGAGTTGCATCAGAAGGAAATCCTTGCTCAACAAAAATACCGCGAAGAGCAACGTAAAGGGGCCAATTTCGATAAATGGCTTCTAATTTTTAATACTATTATAGCCATTGCATCATTATTGGTATCTATATTCAAATAAAATACCCGGTCACCGCCACAAAGCAGTTACCGGGTATTCACAAAGCACTGACAAGGGTTGTCAGTAAGATTGGAAAATTTTAATGATTACCGTACCAGTCTAACTGGTAATTTAAATCCGCAAAACACGCCAATTTTTGAGTTGCTACTAGAAGTGAGACATGCACTCGTTTTATAATTAGCCTTATTATCATTTAACAACCAAAAATAGGAAGAATCTTGATTCATAATAACATTAAAACCAATCTTACCCGTTTTATTAAAAGTCATCATAGTGCCATTAACACCAAGAAAATACACTCCACTGTATTGGTTAAGATCATCCTTAAAACCTCTTCTCAAACAAGCTAATATCAACTCATTATATTGTTCTATTGTTGGTATTTTATATTGCAAAGCTTCATCATAAGTAAAATAACAGATTTCTCCATTTTCATCTCTCAAATAATCAGATGCCCATAAAGTCCCGCTCGACAAACCAAGGTCAACAAATTCCGCATCATTACATCCTATTTGAGCATTTTCTTGACCGCTCTTATAACCATCTTTGTATCCATCTATATATGCCTGAGCAATGGCCTTTGTTATAGCTTCATTTGCTTTCCCATCAGCATAAGAGTTTGCTTTTTCTTGAATATCCATATTAGTTCAAATTATCATAGTTTACACTTGTTACAAACTTCGTAAGTTTTGTTTGAATGAACAAATAAAAAGGAAAATTTTATCCATTTAAGCCCATTATGATTTGTCTAGAATTATAATCACGATTATGTGTTTATAACTTATTTATTTTTATTTGTTGATTCTCATATTTTACTTATAATTTTGTTGAAACGATACAAACTTATAGTTATGGAACTTATACCAATAAAAAACGAACTTAAATCTTTCAAAGACCATCTTGATATTAACGAACGTACCGTTTTCTCAGCCAAATTTGGAGACGGGAAAACATACTTTTTAAATGAATTCAAAAAGAAATATGGAGATAGTTATGAATTTATTACCATATATCCGGTTAATTATCAGATAGCTGATAATAAAGAGGTTTTTGAGTATATTAAAAGAGATATTCTTATACAAATGGTTTCAAAGAAAATGATAGAGCCATCTTATGAAATCCCTGATTCACTAATATTCCAATTCTTTATTATGCAGAATTCTGACTCATTCTTGGGTAATCTATTAAAAATACTACCAAGTCTAGGTGTTCCAGAACAAACAGCATCTCTTTTCTTAGCTGGATACCATGCTTTAAATTGGTCGAAAAAGATGGCTAAAAAATATAAAGAATATAAGGACGCAATTCAAAGCCAAGATGAGAATCAAATTATAGCAACCTTTTTAGAATCTTTTTCAAAGAGAATAGGAAGTCCTTATGAGATTGATTTAATCACTCAAATTATAATTGATAATATTCAATGGTTCTGTAAAAGCAACAACAAAAAAGTTATTTTAATCATCGAAGACTTGGACCGTATGGATCCTGCTCATCTATTCAGAATTTTAAATATTTTCTCTGCACATATTGACAGAGTATACCAATATCAAAACAGTAGTACTCAAAAAGAAGAAGATACTACATATTCAGAATTATTGCCAAATAAATTTGGATTTAACAATATCATAACAGTATTTGATTATAATAAAACTAAAAGTATTTTCCAGCATTTTTATGGACAAGAGGCTAACTATGATGGTTATATCAACAAATTCACATCCCATCAACCATTTTTCTATTCTATAGATGAAATAGCACGTGAATATTTATATAAAGTTATATCTGAAAAATGTTGCATAACAAAAGAATCTATCAGGCATATTTCAAAACAAATTAACAACAAATTTGATTCATTGTCAGTAAGAGATGTAAATACGATTTTAAACGGAATAGATTTATATATTCAAGAAGATATTTACAAATCAGGCACTACGGAATTTAATACAAAGTCTCCTCTAACTTATACTATTGCAATGTTTAAACTATTAGGTTACTCAAATACAGATATCAGGAGATATATTTTAAGCTTGTCAAAATCGGATTTATTAAACTGTATAAATGTGTTTTTATATATCCGTCCAGATGTTTCAGCTAATTCCTTTACATTTCATGATATATCATATATTATTAGAATTCCTTCAAGCGATACTATCAATAAAATTCAAATAAAACCTGGGCATGACCATAGTGGATTTCATTTAATATTAACAGAAGATGATATAAATAAATGTTTAGACAGAGCATTTGATTATATCATCAAATAGTCATAGATTTCCTTGTTTGATATAAAGGAAACTGGAACTTTTATTTTATACTCCCCAAAACCAAGTTTTCCTTTCACATTTTGAATCGGCTTATCAAATAGTACTGCATCTTTCAGCACCCAGTTCCAGCAACCTTTCTCAGCCCAGACTGAAGGATGGTTCTGTACGCAGTCAGCTATTACCACGCTGCCGATAATGACACCACGAGGTAACTTGTTGCAGTCTACACCTGCTAATTCTGAAGGATGAACTAGAATTTGTACTCTTTGCTCACTGTTCATTATCCAACCTACTCCCTTACTGTTACTTGCATGTATTAGCACTCTTTGTCCAATGTACTTCTGAGGACACTTCCAAGTCCGGTTCTCGATGTCTTTGATACCGTGAGCGATTAGGCTCGCCCACGGCTGTTTGATGGATATTGCTTTCATTTTTTGTTATTTTTAAATTCAAACATTATATTTGCGCTATAATCAAGGTTAAACGTAGGGCTATGCTTGATTTCAGTCCATTCTTTTGGTTGCTCATTGCCTACCTTTTTCCAGTTTGCAATGGCTGAGATTAGCGCGTATAATTTCATAAAAAACTTAAACGATATGGATAGTTTTGGAAAACTTTTAAAGAGGTGGGTTTGTAGCACGCTGGGCAGTACTCGACTTTGAATGAAATGAGCTGGAACTTCATGACCTGAAATTTAATAGCGCTACAAGGGGTTCGATTCCCTATCTGCCCACACTTAAAGACTGCTCTAATTCTAGGGCAGTCTTTTTTTAATCCTCCAGTAAATCCAATATGCGAAAAAGTGCTCCTTCAAGAACAGACACCCTGTCCTCCATGTCATTTCTGTAATCTTCATATTCTTGGTCCTCATAGAGTGTCTCACACCCTTCATTTTTTGATGTTGAGTATTCCAATGATGTGTGACATATATCTGCAATATCACCAAGAACTTCATTAACAGGCTTATCGCCTAACATGGTTTCAACAGTTGTTTCAATTTTCACTTTTACTTGTTTCATAGCTCCTCCTTTCCACCTATCCCAGCAGCCACCACATGACTGCCAGGAACAGGTAATATAGTTTTGTTTTACTCATTTCCATTCATTTTCTTATCCATCCATTCAACAGCATCCTGTATGGATGAAACCTTCTTAAACTCACGTGTAACGCAGAACGTCATGTACTCACAGATAATTTCTCCCACATCATTAAAGTAAATGTTGTATGCTCCAGTGCTATTTGCTCCAGTACACGGTATCTCAAGTTCCAAAGCCTTCAATGCTTTTTCAGCATCACAAGTGAAGTAAGCATATATATCATGCGAAACCTCCTTGCATCCGGTCAATTTTACAATGTTTGCCATATCACTTTTTTGTTTTTAAATGTTTTCTGTATTTCACTGGTATAAATCGTTTGAGTTCAGGAAGCGAAGTAGAAACAATGTGCATCCATGCGTTCCACCTTTGTCCGTCATGGTCTCTGGATGGAATTGAACAATTCTGCCCTTGACAAGTTCCGCTTTTATTCTCAGCCTTGCATTTCACACAGCATCCTGCGCACTCAGAGGATAAATGACAAAGGATGCAAGCCTGTTCTTTACTAATTCCATAATCCAAGTTTAAAGACAGTTGAGTTTCTTTCATTGATTATTTCTCCTTCTTTCAACTAATAATTCTAATCGTTTCTCACACTCAGCACACTCGATTTTCTTGCGCTCCAGTTTCTCTCTAAACTTAACCAGCTCCTCATCCGTGTTCTCGTCAAAGAACAGATTGTTCTTACGGTTGTGTTCTATGTATTCATTCATCCTGCGTTCTGCTTTTGTTATCTGGGCTTTTGCAGAAATCAGTTTAGATAGGCAGGAACTCACCTCAAGCGACTCTCCTGAACGCTTGTCGTAGTAGTAAAAAGAAGTGTACACATCATTCCTCGGATACTGGCATTGCAGTCTGGCCACCCTCCATCTGATTACCCACATCCTTCTTTCGTACACTTCACGAGGAAGGTCGTAGGTGTATAGGGTGACAGATTGATGGCCGTAACCGTAGCAGATGCTGATTTGCACCCAATTCTCGATTTTCAGCTCCTTTTCAGCTTTGGCCAAATCCTTTGCGAACTGATAATAATCACTCAAACTTTCTTGCTTTCCCATATCATTCAAAGCTCAATTCAAGTTGTTGCCAACCTGGTTCTCTGTATTTGCGATTCGTCTGCATAAAAGCTTTCCGTAAGGCTTCAGCAATCTTATCACGCATTTCTTTAGATACATGTTTCTTATCAGCCTCACTGTTCATTTGGAGTATCTTGTTAAGGCTTCCGTTTATTGGCTTTTCGTCAAAGAACAAGCTGTATTCAGTAAATATCCGGCTACAATCCTTTGCAGCTTTCTCTTCTTCCGCATCCTGGTATCGCTCTATTACTGTTTCCTGGGCTGCTCTCAAAATCCTTTGTCCTCGGTCGCTCCTGCAACCATGCCATTCATTCTCGAATATGACAGATATTGCACGTTTCTTGCGAATCTTACCTATCTTTGCCCATCCATAATACACTTTTAACTTTCCCATCTCACTTATTAATTACTATTGCTATAGTTTTAGTTCCAGTTCCGCTTTCCTTGAAAGTGCCTTCTTCAATCTCGAATTTCTTCCCTCCATTATCCTCCAGCCATTGTCTAAAATCCTTACACTCAGATTCACTTCCAAATTCCCAGTGAGGACCAGTTATTGCAGCCAGGACACCGCCGGGATTTAAACACTCATACATACGCCTTACATGCCGAATGTCCTGATTTTTACTGAATGGTGGATTTGCTATAATCTTATCATACTGTGCAATATCACACTTCGTGAAGTCATCTCCAAGAATACGTATATTATCCTTTTTCGATAGAATTTCTTTATTCTCAGGCATAAGTTCATAGCAATCTACAATTACGTCCGGACAGCTTCGATGAATCGCATCTATGATAGCACCAGTACCAGCACTGGGTTCCAGAACCTTTTCATCATCGTGCACACCACCGGCCAACATAACCAGCCAGTCGGCTACTTCTGGAGGTGTTGCAAAAAACTGGAAGTCCTGCTGTAAATTGCACCGCTTACCTTCATGAAGAATATTGAATACTCGTTCTGCATTAAATGGAAATGTAAATCCTTGCACCTTGCCACCCATCCAGCTACCTCCGGCTTCTTCAATCCATTTTTTAGCTTCTGCGTATGATTTCTTATTAAATTGTACTTGAGGAAGTTTCATCACATTATTTTCAAGCGTACAATGTTTAAGAATATCCTCAACACTCCATTTACTTCCAGAATCATCCTTATTGCGCTTGTTGTTCTGCTCCAGTTCGTCACACCCCAACAGACGGTTCAACGACTTCTGTACTTTCACACTTATTTCTGCCATCCTTGACATCCATTGCAGGATTGCAGTCATAAACTCCAAATCCACATGTCCGGTCTCATCGTAAATGTTTTCCCGGTCTATCAATTCCGGAAGGTTATCCATGAACATGAAGCTACCATACAACGCTTCGATTAAATTCTTTTTTTTGTTCGTCATAACTTTTCTGTAAATAAATTCTTGTCGTATCAATACTTCCGTGTCCTAAAAGGTCTGCCAACTGTACCACGTCATTGTTCTTTTTCAGATACATTTTAGCGAAGAAATGCCGAAAAGCATGAGGATGCATCTTGCTTCTATCTATTCCGCACTTATCGCCCCAGTCTTTCATTGATTGGCACAAGCTTCTCTGTGTCAACCTTCCGCACTTACCTACTGCGACATATCCAGTCTTGTGACTCTCCTTTACGTATGCTTTTACTTCCGCCTGTAACTGCCTGCTGAAAAAGAATCTCCGGTACTTGTTTCCCTTTCCCTTTAGAGTGACTTCACCGGAAAGGATGTCCTCCCATTTGAATTGGAAGAACTCGCTTACCCTCGCCCCGGTTGTAGCCAGTATCTTGATGAAGAAGTACCTGTCCCTGTTAGGACAAGTTTTCAAATACTCAAGCAGCCGGTTGTATTCGGCTTCTGTCGGAACATTCTCCGTATTCAACTCCTTCTTGAACTTCGGGCGCTTCAACTCTATTGGCTTTTTCATCCATTTGCTGAAACGTTCAAGTGCGGTAATTCGTAGGCGTATTGTTCTGGGAGACAATCCCTCATCCTCCAGCATCCGTACAAAACGCTTGTAATTGTCAACTGATACCTCGTTGGCGTATTCGAAATATTTCTTAATTGAAAATGAATATATTTCAAGAGTGTGTGGAGAGTAATCTTCATCCTGCGTAAGGTAATACACAAATTCATTCATCAGTTTCATGTTCTTTTCAGAAACATCGCTTAGCTTCTCCAGAGGTTTAACTGATTTCTCCTTTCGTGTGCGTGAATATCCAATACCAAGAAAATTAAGGAACCCACATAGAGCATCTTTAATGTATGGCTTATCAGATAATTCAACTGCATTTTCTCTGATATAAGCCTTGTATCCTTTACGGTTCACCTGATAATCACTTTCAAGGAATAACTTTACAGCTTTAATGCTTTTACCAATAACTTCATAGCTTTTATCGGTACTATACAAGTGGGATACGTATTCTATAAATATTTTTTTATTTACGTCTTCCATATCAGTTCCATTTTTGAGGCCGGTTGTTGATTCTTTCTAAGTATGTGGCTATCTTCTTTTCCGCATCCTCACCATCACGCACGAAAATACGTGTATACGTTTTGTCTCCAGGAACCGAAACATATCTTCCATGCTTTTCACGTTCACGCTGCTGGGCGATTTTCAGTTCGGTTCCAGAAGGGTTCTTCTCCAAATCCACTTTACGTGGAAGCATTGGGTCATTTTCCGTTATCATTTTGCAAGATATTTGTTGATTATGTTACTCACTACAAGTCCGGCTTCATCACACATCCCGGCAAAGTTGTCAGACAATGAAGCGTTTTTCTCTTCATCCGGTATTCGTACTATGCTTCTCAGTTCTTTCAGTACGCGTTTCACCTGAAAAACTACCTGAGCATCTATTCCGTTTGATTCAAGTTCAGACTGGAACTCCAGTGCCGCACCCTCAAGTAAGTTTGAATAGATGAACAGCTTGTGCATCTTGCGAAGCATTTCTACCTTGAACTCCGGGGTATAGTCCTGAAGAAGTTCTCCCAAGGAATGCGGTTCCACCTCTCTTTCAAGGGAGTCAATCTTGTTCTTGATTTTCTGTGCTTTGGCAAAGTTCATGGATGAAATCAAGGCGATATACTTCTTTCTCAGTTCATTGAGCTTTCTTTCTGATTCTTGTCTTGTCATTTCTCTACTTTTCTGATGATTAAATACTTTGGCTCACCCTTGCGGAGATTGCTTAATGTCTCCTCGTCAACCTCTGCTTCTGTGAGTCCGTTCACGTTCATGTATTGTGGGAGACGGTATTTCTCACGTAACCTCCTGATCAGGTTCCAGTCACGAGTTACCCAGTTGATTGTGATTTTCATATCATTTTCTCAGACTTTCACCGCTGAAGAGGACGGTTTTCGTTATCGCCCTCAGCCGGTCAATGGTTCTTTCCCCATATTTCTCTCTCAGCTCGTCTATCGTGAGATTGGTGGTCAGGATAAGAAGCTTTCCTTTCTTCTCGGCTTCGTCTGCCAGCTCAGCGAATGCAAGCCTTTTTTCGCCGTATTTGACGCTAAGATTCTCTGTTCCTATATCGTCAACGTAGATGATGTGTTTTTGCTTCACAGCGTCTAAATCTGCATTCATCTGCTGTGCATCGTAGCAGCTTACCACCTTGCGGCAGTAATGGTTAAGAACCAAAGGAAGAATCTTTCCGCAGATAAGGGTCTTTCCGCGTCCGCAGTTGCCGAAACACAGAAGTCCGCGACCTTCATTGCCGGCCAGCCAGCCTGCCACTTCTTCGTACTCAGGAAGCCATCTGGCATTTTCTCCAGTGAAGTACCTGATACCGGCCCAGAGAACTCTTTTGGCATCCGGAACGGTTATCTTTACGACGTTAGGAATAGGGGAGAAACCCGTATCTTTGAGCCGTTCGATTGTCTGTTGAAAATTTATCTGTTCCATGTTTACCAGCCTTTCTTGTATTTTCCCGGTGAATTATCCTTCAGAACTATGCCTACATCTGTTTTTGAAGGCACTTTCTCACGACTGGCCCAGGTCGCCAGCCGTCTTGGAAGCTCCCAGGTCTTTTCCAGTTCATAGCGCATCTTGGTTTCTGACTTGTTAAGCTCGCTCCAGTAATCGAAGAAAGCCCGAATCATTTCTTTCGGGTACTGACTGACATAAGGGACTAACGACTGGTAGAAGGATTCTTTCCTAGAGAGAGTAGCGGCTTTAGCCGCGTCTTTCTTTGCTACTACGTTAGTAGTAGTTTCTTTAATAATATTCTTCTCCTTTATTTGCTTTGTGTCACCCGTGTGTCGCTTTTCTGGCTCTTTGGCAGGGTGTGTCACCTGCTGTGTCGCCACTTGTGTCATTAGCTGTGTCACTTGCATCCGTAAATTATTGATTTCCTGAATGATATTTATGTCACTCATTGTGTCATTGCTTGTGTCACTTACTGTGTCAGACTCTGAGCCATTATACTCATTGTACTTTACCAAGGTTATTACATTCATTCCTTGTTCTTTGGAAAGAGTTATCATGTTCTCTCTTCTCAGAAAGGCAAGAAACGTCCGTACTTTCCTCTCAGACCATTTCCAACGCTTTGATAAGAATCTTATGGATGCAGGATATTGTCCTCTTGTATAAGAGACTTCTCGACCTCCGATACTCTCCATACGGGGCGTTGCCTCAAATCGTGCTGACTGAATCAAGTCAAGCCACGCTTCGCAACTGCTAAAAGTCCGGGCTTCATTCCACATATCATTCGAGAAGAACTTGCGGCTTAGTTTTATATATCCTTCCATAATCTTAGAATCTTACGTTAGTCAACTGTCTGCTATTGGAGTACACGGCCCATTTACCGTTTCCGCTATCCACCAGGCGTAAATCCTTGACTTCGCCAAATCGTTTCAGATTCCCGCAAAGGTCAACGATCCAGCCAGCCTCCTTGTTAGGATGCGGACGGATGGCACGACCGACTATCTGATACCAAAGAGCCAGTGACATTGTCGGACGGGCCATGACAATCGTATCCAGTTCAGGATAGTCAAATCCGGTAGTAAGTACACCTACGTTGGCTACAACGGGTATCTCTCCGGCCTTGAACGCTTCAAGGATATGTTCGCGTTCTTTTTTCGGTGTTTCTCCTGAAACGATGGCTGTTCCGGGAATGGACCAGGTGAGACGTTCTGCTTCTTTCAAGAAACGGGTGAAAACCAATATACCTTTTCGTTTTACACCGCTCTTGGGATTCATAAGCCTTTGGACGATGCTCACCAGAAACCCGTAGAAGTCGATACGCTCATACTCTTTCACTACAGACTTGTCCGTGTAGTCGGCTCCGGTAGTGTTCACCTTCAGGTTAAGTTCGTTCCATCCCAAAGGATTCATCGGATAATAGTTCAGCTTCGAAAGATACCCCATATCCAATAGAGTAGAGATTTGAACCTGATAGATTACCTCAGAGAACACGCACGGGCGTGTGCGTGTGATGAACTTCAACATACTGCCGAAATCCCTGCTTGATGAAAGCCGGTAAGGCGTAGCCGTCAATCCAAGAACTTTACATTTCAGCATCGAAAGAAATCTCTTGTACATTCCGTCTTTCGGGTTAACCAGATGGCACTCGTCGATGATGATATTCTGAAAATGCTGGAAAAGTTCCGGATGGTTGACTACGCTTCCGATAGTGGCGAAAGTTATTCTTGAAATCTCCTTTCGCCCGAATGAGGCAGAGTAGATGGAACAATCCAGAACACCATACGAACAGAGCTTCAGATAGTTCTGTTCTAGTATCTCCTTACTGGGCTGAAATACTAGCGTGTGCCCTTCAAGACGGCTGGCGATGTCGGCTATCACAAGACTCTTGCCGGCTCCGGTAGGCAGTACCATGATGGCATTGTTCTTCTTGGCCCTGTTAGCAAAGAAGCTGACTGCAGCATTACTGGCCTTCTGCTGGTAATCCCGTAAAACATAACTCATAATCCTTTCTCCTTACTCAGTTTGTCTCCCAAAGCCTTGTAATACTTGGTGAGTTCTATTAATTCAAAATCAGTCCATTTCTTCGCCTGGCTTGCTCTCCATGCCAGCTTGTCGAAGCGTTGCTGACCGATTTTTGATTTCAAGTTTTTCTCGTAATGTATCAGATGGTCTGCGCTGAAACGGTTGCACGCCCGGCACTCTGCGTGGGCATTGTCCTCGTCAAAGCGTGTAGCCATGTGGCGGCGCGAATGGAAGTGTCCGCAATCTGCCTGTTCGTATGGCTTTATCTGGGCGCATGAGATACAACGGAAATACCCGTTCGGCATACAATCACGAAGCCGGATATAGCGGCTGAAAACTTTGTCGAGTTTGGCCACTAAATCCGGCTTCTTTTTAATCTTGATACCTGCCTTATCGAATAACGGCAAAGGCTTTTCTTTCTTCTTTTTAGGTTTCTTGATGTAATACATATTTATAAAGCCTTATAATCATTCATACTACCCCAATAACCATATATTTCTTCATCACTCTCACCATTAAGCCGAGCTTTTTCTATTTCTTTATTCATGCTATGTGAAAGACCAGTCAAATCTCCTGAAAGACTTTCGAATGACGAACATTCTTTCGTACTATTTCTGCGTATTTTGTGTGTAATGTATTTTTCAATACTGTTGAATATTGGATTATCCTTTTCAGACATTCTTAAAGATATATATCCATAATTGAATGTAAATGGAGTATTTAACTTTTCATATGACTCTCTGTCTTTTATATGCTTATACATCATTTCAACCGGAAAAGTCATTGGCAAGCGTTCCTTCTTAATCATTATGGCTATCGCATCATATAAAGCCTGTTCTTGATCTGTCAGCTTAAACCAGTTGATATTCTCAAAGCACCACATGATATAACCAATATGAGTAAGTATGATATACTTTATCTCTTGTCCTTTGTATTTCCCAAATGTTAATTTCCGTTCTTCTTTCATAATAATTCCATTATTGGTTGTGGACGCAACGGGAATCGAACCCGCCCAACCATCACGGTTTTACTTGCTCATATATTAGCTAATTCAATGGGACAAGTGTATGGAGATATTGCGCAATTACTCCATACTAAAGCACGTCCTGTGCTTGCGCCCGTATGCCCGTCTTTCCGGGCGTTTATTCATGCTATTTCGTTATTTTTAAAAACTCAGGGGCAATTCCATAAAGTGGTGTACGGCCATCCCATTTATCTATGAATTGCTTATAGAGTATTTCTTTAGTCAACCCACGTGATTGAATGATAGCCTGTTCTGTTTTTAATTGCTCCAATTCGTTGCGTTTCTTCTGCTCTGCAATCTGCTGGTCTAATACAGATATATTGGTATTCACCTCATTACGACTATCAATCTTCTCACGCACAGCCTTTGAAAATTCAAGCTGTGCAGAAAAAGTCAGCAATTGAAGCCCTCTTTTCTCAAATTCTTTATCCACAATCTGCTCCAACCGCTTTTCAAAAAGAAGAGAACCACCGTCAGCCATTAAACTGTCTGTCTTGTGCTTACGGCTTTCTTCTTTGATTAAATCATAAATACGAGGTTCAAGTATATTATCTTCAAGGCTTTGCATAAACCCGTCTTTTCCTGATTCTGTATCAGCTTTATCTATATGTTTGTTATCGAATACAACATCTATAGCTCTATTCTTGATAACTTTATAAGAATAAGTAGGACGTGCGTTAAATTCAGTGTTATCAGCAGCCTTCAATGTGACAGGTTCAGCAAATTCCCCTCTTTGGTCAAACAATGGAACTTGAAACAATTCAGTGCCCCATTCCCAAGTGGAAACTTTACCGGACACTACCTTAAAATCCTCTTTTCCTTGCTTCCCATAGTTCTCCATTAGAACACCGGCATAATTAGGGGCTACTCTTTCGCATGAAGCAAATACCACTAAGGTCATACAGACCAACATTAGATTAATCAATCTTTTCATTCTTCAAATTTTTAATTAGTTTATAAACGAAATAAATCACTGTGGCTGATATTATTACCACGCCCAGCCAAGCGTTGAGGTGATTGAATATTCTGTTTCCGATAGATACTCCGACTACCAGAAACAGAATTAAATAAATTTGCTTTCTCATTGTTACACCTCAATGATTACGATGTCAGGTGCAACACCTTTGATTGCTTCAACCTGTTTGTCAATCACCTTATTCTTGTATTCTTCAATGGCCTCATTCGCACCGGCAGAAACCAAAGAAAGGGAAACTTCCCGTCCGTCCACATCGGCGTAGATTTCAACTTCGATTTCTTCACAGGCAAAACCTTTGAAAAGAGGGATATTCAGTTTGAACGATTTTGGCAGATTGGAATCAACCACTTGAGAATAGTTATCCGTCTTGTTTCCGTTTTCCTCTTTACTACGTTCTATATCCTGGTTTACTTTCGCCTTGAAATTCTTCAAAGTAGAAACCAGCATCATGTTCTCAGACTTATCCTTGAAGAAGGCACGGTGCATCTTGAAGAACTGGGACAATTTGATAGGTTCCCATTTCCTTTCCGCATTGATACCGAACTCCTGCATTTCCTTTGAAGCCTGTAAAACTCCACTAATTACTGTCTGGTAATAATTGGTTTCATCAATAGTCAAAGCCAGACACATCTTATCACGGTTCACAATGATATTGGCCGATTTCTGATTAATCAGTTCGACACGCTTTTCCAGCCATCTGAAGGGTGCTTCTATCGTTCCATTGATAACTACTCTCTCCGGTTCTTTCGGGTCAAGGGCTACGGATGCTTTACCTTCTCTCAATACTACTTCGATGGGGGTACCATTGTACTCTTTCGGTACTACCAAATTGATTTTGTTTTCACTCATGATTCTGTTCCAGTTTTACGGTTAATACTAAATACTGTCTTCTGCATTTCTTGTGGCATGATTGGGCGGCTATAAACCAGTTCACCTAACTTGTTGTAGAATCCTACCATCTTTTCTTTATGGTATAGGAATTTTGCACATTCTTCATTCTCGACGAACTCCGAACCTCTTTTGATGTGGTCCAAAAGTTCCTGCTTTTCTTCATTCAAAGGCTTCAATCGTTCTTTGAAGCTTTCCATAGCCTCTTTCTTCTCCAACTCAACATCGTTGATGGTGATTGATACCTCGGCCAAAGTCTCTTTCTTCTGAGCCAGTTCTTCGGGGGTGAATCGGTGAGTATATCCGATTTTCTCTACCGCATCGGCGTTGTCCTGAAGGAACTGCCATCGTTCCTGTTCAGGGATGTCTTGTCCTAAAAATTTGTCCATAGTCAAATAAACTCTTTGTTACGTTCGATTTAATTTATTATTCAAACTTCCAACAATATCCACCAGCAGTTTTTCTTTTATGATAACAGCAAAGTGAAATATTTCGGTAATCTACACCAGTATCTCTATAAGCATCCATCAATGTTAAATGGCGTTTTATCAAAACTCCATTTTTATCCAATTGAAGAACCACCTTTCCTTGCGATATAGCTCTACGTCTTTTAGCTGTACCGTAATTAAGATTGTAAGCATGGCTACACCATTCAAGATTTCCTACATTGTTGTTTGTTTTGTTTTCATCTTTATGATTTACAACTGGATAATTATGAGGATTAGGCAAGAAAGATTCAGCCACTAAACGATGAATGTTTACTGTATGAATACTTCCATCTTTGAATAGATTTACGCATCTATATCCACATCTGTTTTGTGGTTTCAAAATATGTGGTTTCTTTTTCATTAACTCGCCATTTTGAAGCCTTACATGACTGCATATAGATTTAACCCGTCCCATATCTGATACTTGATATAAACCTTCATATCCGGATATATCTTTCCAATTCTCACCCATCCCCATAGCTTAGAAATTCTTTATCTTTTTCTATCTCTTGTTGAATATGTAATAGAAACTCATTCTCGTTAGGACTTGGTAAATATATTCCTGCTTTAGCACTAGAATAATTCCGAAATCTTTCAATAGCGAGAGTCATTTCTCCCGTACTCAGTTCAGACGAGCTTCTCAAAGTTTTTATAATCTTTCCTTTTTTGTTCGTCTTTTCTTTCTCGAATATATCCCTATTACATAACCTCTTGAAAATATCGATTTTAACTTCCTCTACACTATAACCTGTTTCACTTGCGAACCAATTTAGAAGCAAATAGAAGTATCTGTTCTGGGCGAGCGTGCGGTTGGGCAGCTTCTTTCTCACTTCCACAACCGCCCGCTCCTGGAACAGTTTGTTTACATAAGCCTTGAACTTGGGTATATCGTATTCATTCTTCAGATTGAATATGCTCATAGGCTAGAACGGTAAGTCATCTTTGGGATTTCCATTCGCATCTACATCAGGTGGAAACGCCTGTGCCATGGTTGGCGTTTGTGTCGGTGACGGTTGCTGTGCTGGCACGGATGCTGGCTGGTGCATTGGCTGACGGCCTTCCAGTTTATAGCAGCGGATGGACACCATACGTTTTAGTTGTCCGTCCTGATTTGTCCATTCCCGACCTTGGAGGGAAAAGGAAACCGTTATTACATCACCGGTTCTGAACTGGTCAAGTTCGGCACATTTGTCACCACTTACTTCAAGAGGTAGAATGTTCTCGTACTGGCTTCGTTCACCTGTATAGGGGTCATAGGTTGTGGCATCAAGAATAAATTCACGTTTCACAAACGGGTTGCCACCGCTTTTGGATGGGATTTCTTGGGGCTGGCCAATATAGACCAGCCGTCCAGTTATTTGATTTGCCATATTAGTTTGAATAAAAATCTTTTATCTGTTGGAAAATCTGTCCACGTCGTTTTATTTCTGCAATTGCCTGTTCGTCACGAGTGATACGGATTTTACAATACTCATTGGGAAGGATATTACGATGCCAGTTGGCTTCGTCGTCGTAGGTTGTTACAGACAGAAAAACAAGGTTACAGCTTTTAAGATGAGTGCAAAAGAGTTGTTCCTGAACCTGATAATAATAAGCTTTATGCTTCTTCTTGACGTATTCGATTAAAGCTTTGTTGTCATGCTTGATAGGCTCAATAAAATCAAGGTAATCTGAAAGATAAAGAGTCTTTAATTCATCAAAATCAGTTAACTTTCCTTTATCGATACAAGCAAAGTCCAGGCTGCACTTGAACACGTTCATTTCATCTGACCTGACAACATACTGAGTAAAGTAGTTGTCAGGCAAAGTGAGAAGATACCTGTTCTCAAGAATGGCTCCCGTACGTAAAGCATCTATAGGGCTGGCAAAAGCATTGTAATAAGGCTTTATCCCGCTGACGAAACGCTGCATGAGGGCGATATGTGATTTCGTATTCTTACCACTCATCAAGGCATGAACGTCACCGCTTCCTATGTACATGGTTTCTGTCATATCTTTCCTTTCTTCTTGAGGTTGTTATATGCCATTTTAAGCTGTTCGCTTGTCATGTCATCAGCACTTCCTACATTGAAATAAGACAGTATGTTCTGCGCAAACTGATTGTCGGTCATCATGTAATCAACGACAATATTTTTCACTTCATCTACTGTAGCAGGGGTTTGCACTTTGGATTTGTTTTCATCAGGGTCTTCACCTGTAGCAATCTTATAGGCATTAAGTAAAGCGTATTTTCTGGCATAAGTAGAAGCCTTTCCAAATCCCTTGTCGCCTGGGTCAAGTCCACGCCCAAAACTTTCCACGTCTATGTATTCTGATGTGTTGTCCAGATTGATAATGCGTAGGGTCATTTTTATGATGTCCATATAGTTGATGGATTCCCCTCCACCTTCTTTGACAACTCTAATTATTTCCGATTTAACAAGTTCCTGCTTAATGGGAATACTGACAAGGCCATGCTTGGACTCGGCTTCTTTCACTTCCAAGGTGACATCAATGTCCTGTACTGCCTTGTAGGCATAATTACCTTTGCCTACGGTCAGGTTCTTTTCGATATTTTTTATCTCATTTGAGACAAGCTGTATCTTCTGATATAGATTTGGCTTTTCTTCCATAATAATTGGTTTTAATACATCAATTTTGCATGTTTTATCACGTCCCAGGCATTACAAGCCCATCTGCTGTGTGGCACGCCTTCTTTGGTCTTGTATCTTATCCTTCCGGATTCGCACAATTCTTTCAGCCTTTTGAGACCGCCTACTATCGAAGCTGCTTCGTATTTCCCGAAAGACTTGTTGTTTAAGACTATTTTCAATACATCTTCGTTTATCATAAGCATTTTATTTTAAGCAGATAATTGCCGAGAAACCCGGATACTCTGTTGCTGATACCCGATATTTCACGTCCATTTTGTTTTTAAGTGTCCCGATCAAGCGAAGGTCACGATTGCGGCGTGATGCTTCCAGCTTGATTCCGTTGTGCCGTTTCTTGTCATAGGGAACCTTGTAAATGTCCCCTTTCTTCATTTCGTCAAAAAGACGTACTGTTTGGTAGTTTTCGTCTACTGTAATTTCTCTAACCATAGTTTAAGTATTTGATTGTTTGCTGGCAGAACGGGACTCGAACCCGTGACTTCCATGCTAACCCTTACATGGTGTTCTACCGCCTGAACTATCTGCCAATGAAAATGCCGGACTTTCATAGCCCGGCATCTACCCATTTTCAAACCATAAAAACTAATCTACTAAGCCAGCTAATGACTTAACCATGTTCTTGAAGTTGTCAAACTTCGATTCAATCTTTTTCTCTTCTTCCATGTAATACAGCATTGATTTTTTGTATTCTTCGGATTCTCGTTGCAGATTCTGTGTGTATGCCACGAGTTCATCATGCGTCATACCTTGTAATTCCTCATTTGTTTTCATGTCTATTCTTTTTAATGTTTTTTATTTCCGTTTCTATCTCCTTATCAAATAGCTCCCGTCTGTCCAGTTCCCGTGAGCGTGCCGTCAGAATGGCACTGATGTCCGCAAATTCATCACAGATGCTTTTTATTGTTTCTTGCAGCTCGTTCATTGTCCAGTCTGTTTGCGATTGAAAAACCAGTGATTATAAACCCGACAAATCCTATCCAGTACATAGCAGACAGGTCTTGATTGAAGTGCATTACCAGAACGGACAATGCACAGAGAAAAAGTAGTATTTTCATAACCGTGTGTATTAAATATCGTTCCCGTGGGCGTTCCGGTGGTTGCCTTACTGCTTATCAAAGGTCTGGTAAGCCGCGGGTATATATAGTTCATGCTGGTGTCTAATCAGTGAAGATTGTCTTTGTAGCCGACCTACGGCCACCTGCAATCGTATAAGTGTCTTTTTGTTATCTGTGTGATTCGTATGCTGCGTTTGCTTAGTGCAGCCCTTTACTCATACTCTTTTCACACAGCCGTTATCGCTACTCAGTCGTCCGTTTCACGTCAGGCTTAACGGTAAGCCTAAATTTCCATCATGTCAAAGAACCAATCAAGTAGAACCCTGCCCGATTCTCGCTATCGGTTGCCGTTCAGTCCGTCAGCAGGGTAGGTGAGTTACCAGCGTGTAACTGCCATGCCTTGTGATAACTGAAGGTTAATGTAGTCCATGCCATCATCTTCAGGCAGGTTGTATTCTTCAAGAAGGGCTTCGTATTTGTCCACCTCTTCAGTAAGTACTTTGATGTATTCTTGCTTGCTGTCAGCATTGAAAGCCCTGCATAAAGTCTCTTCATCTGCGTTGTAGGCGAAGTTCAGGTCTTTGTACAGCCCGTCAAGTTCTTCTTCGATTTCGTGGCGTGTCATAGTCATGCGGCGATGTTTAAAAGGTTAGCTTTCTTGAAGCATCTGTATTCTTGTCTCTCAGTATCGAAGTACACCTGAACAGTGTCATTCTTCTTTCTGCTTTCACCAGATGTGGCTGGTATCAGATTTTCTTTCAGCGTGCCGTAGGCTTCACGAACAGAACCATCTACCTTTTTGAAGTAGAACTTTACGATTCTTTGCTTCATGGCAGCTTTCAGCTTCATGTTTGCCCAAGCGCATTTCATCGCTTCACTCATAGAGAAACCGTTTCTCTTTACCAACTGCCATGCAAGGCTCATAATCTCGTGTAATAAATTCTTTTTCATAATCGTGTGAGGGTTAGTTGTTTTTTACTATATTTGTTTCGTACCTAAGTTTCGATATGCAAATGTACTAATATTATTGATATATCACTGATATTACAGTGAAAATATCAGTGATATTAACTTTATTTTAGTTTTACCGAAATAATATTACTGATATGTACGATTTAAAAGGATTCAGACAAGCATTTGGACTTACCCAAAAGAATATTGCTGATATTCTTGAATGTGGTCAAGCTAATGTTTCAGGTATGGAAAAGTCTATGAGGGATTTAGAACCTGAACAATATAGAAAGTTGTGTGCTCGATTTGATGCAGCCTCTGTTGACAAGTTTAAGGTCTCAGATTTTATCATTGATAATAAGAAAACAGAAACTGAACCTGTAATAAGTTATACTAATGGTGTACCTTACTATAATGTAGATTTCATAGGAGGATTTGATATTGTCCTAAATGACCAGACTGCAAAGCCGGAATACTTGATAGACTTTAAGAAATACAATGAAGCTACTTGCTGGTGTAATGTTACAGGCCATTCAATGGAACCTGAGATAACTCATGGAGATATTATTGCGTTAAAGAAAATAGAAGATAAGTCTTTTCTTCCATTAGGTGAAGTGTATGCAATAGTGACAACCAACGGAATGCGAACAATCAAGAGATTAGGCCCTTCAACCGATCCGAAATGCTATACGCTGGTTCCTACAAATAAATCTCCGGAATATGGTATTCAGGAACTTCCTAAGAATATGATAGAACATATATATCAAGTTCTTGGCTGTATGAAAAGATTATAAATAATTTAT